CGATTTTCCCATCTGGATTTCGTATGGGATAGACAAGCCGGTCGGAAAAGCTGTCGTAGTACACCGAAAACTTGTCTATGGATGCACGGGAAATTCCTTCGCGCTCCCAAACGGCCAGCTTATCGTCTCGTTTTTCATACCGTTCCATGTAATCGTCCGGTAGTACCGTTCCTTTGGCCTTTTTTGCTGTGTTATGGGGTGGCGCAAACCGTTTTGCCACCTCTGTAGCTGCAAGACGCTTCCTTGAACTTACTTTGCCGTTAAATCCGCTGTATTTTTTCAGCTTTTCTACGGCTTCTGCCATACTACACTTGTCATAGTACCGAATAAATGTCAGCACATTGCCGCCGATACCGGAGGAGAAGTCAAAAAACGAATTTGTTTCTTTACGAACGGAGAAAGACGGCGTGTTTTCATCTTTAAGAGGTGACAGTGCCCAGTATTCTCCGTTTTTCTCTGTGAAATCCGTATATTGAGAAATGTAATCCAGAATATCGACTGACTCTATCAGTTCAGACAGCTCCAAACCGTCTCCTCCTTTCGCATTTTATTTAATTGTGATGACGGATTAAAATGGCGTCTGAGGAATATGCTGTTTAGCCTGTTCATAGAGAATGTGATTGCCATCAAACAGCAAGTCTATGTATTCGTCCTGTGTCATCTGCATACCGTTACGATTGACTGTGACACGCAGCTTTTTATTGCCACATTCCGCACCGTCTGCCTCGATTTCCTCCGGTGTTTTATCGGAAATCATGGCAATGGTCGAAGCGTTTCGTGCAATCTTGGCGCTGTCGGCAAGCTTACCTGTGATAGTTGCCTGTGCCGCACCGATACCGGCAATATTCATCTCTCCGCAGATTTGGTTCTTCACCATATCCACAAAACGGCCAAGTTCCTGATAGCTATCGAAGGCATCACCCTCGCCTTTGCCTTTGAAGTAGTCCACGATAAGGACATCCAGCCCCTGAGTGTGCTTGACCTTGTTGACAGCGGTATAAATACTCTGCTGGTCGAACATGGGGATGTAAATATGGGTGAACTTACGAGTCTTGAGCCACTCTTTTGCCGCCAGAATCCGCTGTTCCTCTTCCTCACTGTAGTTACCGGAGGTGAGGCGCTTATACTCAATGCCTGACAGATGAGCAAGAATACGGGAAGTAAATAGCCGTGTGTTCAACTCGCTGTCCAAATACAGCACGGCGTAATCCTGCTTAAGCAAATCCACTGCACAATTCAGCAGCATCATACTCTTACCCTGCTTCTGTTCGGCGCCGAAGATGAACAACTCTCCACGCTCAATGGTGGCGTAATCGTTCAAAGCGGGGAACTTGAAGGGGATTCCTGCGTAACCGGCGCCCTGACGGCCTTTGATTTCCTCCCAGCATTTATCGACCACATCTTTATAGGCCGGGACATCATTGGTTGTAGAAAACTCCATCATCACATCGTCAAGCATCTTATAGATTTTCTGCTCGATGTTCTCAGCAGAAGGTTGTGTACACAGCTTTTGGCATTCCTTTAATTGCTGGTATGTATCTCTGCGAAACGCTGCGTCCATCACATTATTTACGAGAAGCTTATACTCCTCGACTGTATTTCGGCTGATGTTTTCGCTGTTTTCCATGAGCGTATAGAGCTGGTCGATGCTCAGCTCATCCGCAAAACGCCGGGTAGCCTCTTTAGCAGTCAACGCTTGGATAATATTGTATGGGTCAATGCGTTCAATGCCATCTCTTGCAAGAGAGCAAATCGCCTGATAGATATAGCGGTTCTCTTCGTTTGTGAAATGGTTTGGCAGCAGCTGCTCGGAGTAGTATGAAAAATCAGGATGGTGAATCAGCGTGGCGATAATACCCGCTTCGCTTTCGACCCGCGCCATATCTTCATTTGCCAGCATTTCTCATCACCTCTTCTTCATTAACTGATAGTACTCGCACTCATCCTGCATTTCGCAGAGATGGGTACATTTGAAAAACTCACATGACGGTTTGAAATCTGATTCTTGCCGTATCTCGGAAATCATTTCTGCAAGCCATTGTTTCGCACCTTCATAGTCCCTATCCAAGAACGGCTCTTCGATGAAGGTATCGGTGCGGAAACAGTTGAAGCAAAGCTTGTGAGGCCGAACACCGTATTCCTCCTCGACCGCAGCCGAATAGAGGTACAGCTGCCTAAGATAAGCGTCCAGTTCCTCGTCCGTTTTGGTCGGTTTCTCTCGCTTGCTCCGAGGCTTCAAAACCCTGGACTTGTTATCCACCACATAGAGGGAGCCATCCAGCTCTCCAAGAAAATCAATGTAGCCAATGAAGGGGATTCCATTCACCTTGAAATCCACCTTCTTTTCAATGGCTGCAGGTCGATACGGAAACGGGTGGATGCCACGCAAATACTCAAGACCACCAGTGAAGTAGTTCCCGAAGACCGTTTTATTTGGCGCCCGACCGACAACCTCTTTCTTGAAATCTCGCAGGTAAATGTCTGTCAACTGGCGCGGGGATTTTCCCTCCTTGAAGTAGGTTTCAATCAGCTTGTGCATGAATGTGCCATAGCTTGCGAAAAACATTTCTTTGCCGCGGATATGCCGGATGTACTTCAGATAAAATCGATATGGGCAATCTACGAAAGCTTTGATACGGGAGTAGCTCCAGACCATATCATCAATGAGCGGTGCGTAATTGATTTCTCCCATAGTCCGCCACCTTTAGAAAGGCAGGCGGTTGTCGTCGATTTCGCCCTCATCAACTGTGGGCTGCGGCTCTGTACTGCTGTCACGAGGTTCCTCTCCGTCAAGCTCAAAGGAGAACATTTTGAAGTTGGTATATGTAACCTTTTTCTCTTTGTCGTACTTGGTTGTCACATCCACATCGCCGAGTTTGATGCGGTTGCCCTCTTTCAAACTGGCAGCTTTCTTTGCTGCCGCCGTTCCGATGGCGAGAACGAAACCGGAAAAATCCTGTTCATACTCGCCAGACTGTTTGTTCTTTCGACTGATGGACATACGAACCTTCGTGCTGGTGTCGCTCATCGGCGTCACTTCCCAGACCTTTGCATAAGCACCTGTGCGAAAACCCATGTGTTACTCCTCCTTAATACTGAATGTCTCTTTGAAATCTGCCAGCAATTTACCGGCAAGAGCTGACTCGGTGATGGCAAAATAGTTGCCACCCTTTGCGTACTTGGACACAAACTTTTTCACATCCTCCGCCTTATCCTTATTGGACTCAAGGAAGTGCTTGACTGTCTCGTCAAAACTCTGGATGATGCCTTCCGCAATCATCTTATCCTCAGCCGCCTCAGCAGCACGCTGCTTGCTGCGGAAATTATCGGGGTCGTCATCCGGCGTTGCGATGTTGAAATACTTGAGAAGGAAGTACCGACTTGAGTAAGTCAACCCGGAACCAAATGCCTGTGAAGCATCGCTCTGTTGTCCAACAAGAGCCCAACTGACATCGATGCGCTCTTCGGGATTGTCGTTGTTGACCCAAGACCATGTCATATCGGCGCTTACCAGAATCTCGTTGCTATTTTCTTCGTAAAACTCGCCCTTACCAGTTGTCTTGGTTTTCTTATATGTATAGGGTTCTACTCTTGTAGTTCCAGACTGAATACTGGGAACCAGTGACAGGTGATACTTGTCCATAAAAACCGAGATTTTTGCGAGAATTTCATCTTCGGTGACATACTTGTAGCCGTAGCCGCTTTTGTTTTTCCGGATGACCTCGACCTGTTTTCTGACCTTGGCAAGCTTTTGATAAATGTTGGCTGTCTGCTCTGACATAAATAACCTTCTTTCCTTTTATTCGCCGCAAAGATAGGTAGCTTCCATATCGGCAAGATGCAACAGGACAGCAAGCTTACTCCGCTCGAAAATTTTGCCGATAAAAGCATTCCCGCCCTTTACTGCTGTGTCCCAACCGCCCATATGAGCGCGGATAGCGAGAATTTCCTCCGGCTCAAGATGCATGAAGTTCTGAATAAGGATGACAGACTTGTCTGCGTGCTCTCCGCAGGGGAACTTCTCATCGATTTCATAGACCTCTTTCTTGTACCACTGGCCGGTCTCATCATCCTTGACATTGCGAAAGCCTTTCTTGTAGAAGTTGACCTTGCAAATGTCGTGAAGCAGCGAAACAACTGCGACAGTTTCTTCGGGGTAGCTGTTCTGCAATCCGGCGTTTGCCAGCCCTCTCTTTAAGCAGTCATACACATTCAGGGAATGCTGAAGAAGCCCACCTTCATGGCAGCCGTGGAACTTTGTGGATGCTGGTGCAACGAAGAAGTCGGAATCCTCCAACCATCGCAGAAGCATATCGGAGCCATCTCTGTGTACTGCGTTATTGTACACAGAAAAAAATCTCTCCTTTAACTCGCCCATAGGAACCACTCCTTTCAATCTTATATTTTATTTAATTGTGTTGATATATGTAAAGAGAAACCTGCTTGATGCAGGTTCTCTGATTACCAATTTCGGTTGGATTTGGGAATGGGATAAAGCTTTTCTGCCGTTGTCTTTGCATGGGACAACTTCATTTTACCGTATGTCTGCATCAAAAGCATGACTGCGATATTACGGTTTCCGTCCAATTCCAAATCCTGATACTGGCTTTTCCCATACAGACTTCCGTTTGCGGTGCGGAATGGGAGCCTCTCTTCACCGACATTCTGCCAGCCAAAACGGCTGGTATAACCATAAGTACCATCGTACTTCTTGATAAGAGACTTCTTGGCTTCCTCATCGCAGAAAACAGGATTGTCTCGCTTAAAAGACTCGATACGCTCCCAAACCGCATCGTACATATCGGGATTCTTTACATCCTCCATCATACGCTGCTCCAGCTCGGGGTCAGTATGTTCTGCGATATATGCCTTGATTAAACGGCTGCGCTCTTCGCCGACAGCTCGTTCACCAATCTCTTTGGCTGTTTCTGTGGCAAGCCAAGCACCGCCTGCAAAGATTGAAAACAAATCTCCGATACCCATTTTTTCACCGCCTTACATCAGGAAAGCCAGCTTCCAACGCTGGTAGTCTTCCATATAGTCTTTTTCAATTTTGTTTTGTTTGTGCTCCAGCTTGACCCTGCCTTTGACAACATATGTCCGCCCGGACATGAAATCAACTGCTGCGTCAGAGAAGTCCACTGGAATACCAGCCCGCTCTCTCTCGTACATCCGATAGAAAAGCCCGGACATCCATACTCTGTAGAAGCTTAATTGCTGCTTTGTCTTGCCATCCTGAAGTGCGGCGGCAGAGCGGTGCGAAAGCATAGAGCGAATGGACATGGTTTTTGTGGTAGCCCGAACCCCACGCATAATGGTATCGCCAGGAACTCTGTCACGCCGAATTTCCTTTGCGTAATTCGGATGTTTGTACAAAAAACCAGGAAGCTCCACCGCATTATGAAATGCAGGAAGGGATTCGCGGTAAAGAGGAACACAGTTATCGCCGTACCGAATGGACATATCCATGAAGTCTACATCCGAAGCCGTGATGCTCAGCGTATCTTCTTCCCGGATACCGGAAAACGCCATCCAGTAGTAGCAGCGGTAGAGATTATCGATAGTCTCGTCGCCCTCTGGGTCAAAGACCTCGTTGAGATACCGCTGGAGATGTAGCGGGCTTGTGACCATCTGCTTTCTGACCTTGTCAAGACCGACCGCTGTGATGCGAAGCATCCCATCACAGGCACCCGGCACATTCATGGTGATACACCACTTGACATACTCTTTCAGTATCGTCAGCGACATCCATTGACTTTTGGAGCGCAATCCTACGATTTCATCAATCACAGGCTGTAGTTCCTCGGTGCTTTTCGTACACAAATCAGCGCCCCATGCCTCTTCATGCGGCTCAAACGCGGTAAATACCGTTGTTGCCACATTCGCGGTATTGATGCTTTGTGTATAGTTGCGGATGAAGTTTATCTTTAACCCTTCATTGTACATGGCGAACCTCCCGTTAATTGTATGTAGGGTTATGCCGGAACGGCAGCATTCAAGCGGATTGCCTTATGCCAAACGGCAAGCAGCACCTCAGTATCCAGAAATGAAATAGCGGAGGTAGCGAGGAGATTTGCTGCTGCTATCTGCCGCATATAGCGGTTGGACAATGTGGTGATATACTGACCGATGCGTTCTTTCGACATACATTCGGGATTCTCGCACAGAACCATGCTATCCAAACGAAGGCCGCTGTCAGCCGACTTGATAACAACATGGGTGGGCTGTCCGGCTTTCTTAATGGAACTGGTAAGGGGAAGGGCGATGATGTTGGGGCTGTGTGCGTTGCCGACATTGTTCTGAAAAACAACACCGGGACGCCAGCCATTTTGTTCGCAGCCGCTTCCTCCGAAGTCCATCAGATATACCTCTCCGATTTGAGGGATTCGCTGCTCGTTATGATGAAAACCCAAGGTACTAACTCCTTCAATACAATTATGTTGATAGTTGGAGTATAGCATAATGGTGGTTTCAAGTCAAGTCAATTATATAGACAACATAAAAAGTTTATGAGAAAATAAGGGTGTAGGTTTTCTCGGGCTCCACAGCTTTCATGTTACCGCAGTTTACCGTGAGTATAGTACCCAAAGGATTGGCGTCGCTATTGATTTCGGCAAATTTTATCCGGTCGATGCACATAGTACTTGTCTCGGACTTTAGGCAAATCAGATTGGGATTTTCGCATATCAACATAATTGGGAAGGACAATCTGATTTTGCAGGGGTCTGCCACACGATACCATTCCTGATTCTCCGTGCAGAAGAGAACCTGTTGCGGTTTGTTTCGGGAACAGTATTCCTTCAGTTCCCTCACAGAAACTCTTTTTTTCATCTCGTAGTCAGAAACCTCCATTGATTTATGAGGAAGCCCATGTTATACTACAAGTGGGTCATGATGAGTGGTGTCGTTATGACCACGGCCTGTAAATCTATGGGCTGCTCGCATACTGTTTTCTTGAGTTTGTGTTCATCGGCAGTATGCAACATGGGATAGTCCGTCGAAAGGCGGGCTATTCTTTTTCCTATTGACAGAAACATAAGTTTATGCTATCCTGTCAATGCAAACAGTAGTTACGGTGTTAATGCTACCACAAATAATGGGTCGTGTCAACAACCAATCTCAAATTACGGAGGATAGTCATCATGGACTTCGGCCAGCGCCTGAAAAATCTGCGTTTGGAGCGCGGATATACACAGCAGGATTTGAGTTCTGCTGTCGGAGTCTCTACCGTTGCTGTTAGGTCGTGGGAACACAACACGAAAAAGCCGAACATGGACGCCTTGATTGCACTTGGGCGTTTTCTGAACACATCGATAGATACGCTTCTTGATATTCAGCCGAAAGGGAGCGAACAAAACTACACTTTTATACTCTCTCCCGCAGAGAAACGCTTCCTACAGAACTATCGTGAGCTTGATTCCCACGGCAAAAAAATCGTGAACACCGTATGCTCTTTGGAGAAAGAGCGTATTGACCTGGCGGCAAAACCGAAGAACCGCAGCAAAGTTATCCAGCTTGCAAATACCGAGAGAGAGCGGTATATCCCACGATATACTACACCATCCGCAGCCGGTACATCTGTCCCGCTTGACGGCGCTGACTTTGAGATGATTCTGGTGGACAACAGTGTCCCAGACGAAGCAGATTACGCCGTAAACATCCAGGGAAACAGTATGTTCCCATATATTCACGATGGCGACATGGTATATGTGAAAAAGGATGCGGAAATGGCTATCGGCGATGTCGGTATCTTCTGTGTGGATGGCGCAATGTACTGCAAGCAGTACTATGTAGATGAAAATGGGAACCTTGAGTTAGTATCCGCGAACCCAGAGCTTCGTAACACGAATGTCTTTGTGTCGTCGGATAGCGGCAGCTCTGTAAAATGCTACGGAAAAGTTTTGATGGGCTTCAAGCTGGAACTGCCGGACTATTTGTTTGAGGAGTAAAAGAGCAGGGCAATCACGCCCTGCTTTTTCTTTACTGGATAGCAGACTGAATGTGGCTTTTTGCATCGTCGATTTTTTCGAGCGCATCATTCAGACTATCCAATGCGTCTTCCATCTTTTCAAACCGTTCTGTGCTTTGCAGATTTTCAGGGTAGTTATCAACACAGTCCTGCTCCTTGTCGCAAACCCTTTCTACCACAGAAGCGGCATTGCTCAACATATTGAGGGCGTCTCTGAGCTGCCCCCGTCTTCTATCATCCACTCAATTCCTCCTATGAAAGCAATTTGCATAGTGAATTAGGCCGTCTGCCATACACCAGCGATATTCATATCGAGCCGCAGAGTATCTTCTGCCGCCTTAGAGATAGAGAACGAAGTGACTTCCTGTAAAAGCTTACAGAAACTATTCTCTCTACCGTTTTCTAAAATGACCTCGTCGCAGAAGATGCTGATAGTCAGCACTTTGTTATCCATATTGACACTCACGTCAATGACGGAGCAATCAATCTCTTCAAAAAGCGCATCGACTTTCTCGCAAGCTCTGCTGACCTGCTCGGATTTTTCCGGTGAGACAACAAAAGCCGCACCGAACTCTTTGGAGGCATCCTCAATCAAACCATGCACCGTGTCAAAACAACCTTTGTATTCCATATTGTCCGCCCCCTTATTCGATTGGTGTTGTGATACCATGAAAGGTAAATGTCAGCCGAATCCTGTTTTTTGCCAGAGGATAGACCTCTGTATTGCTGGCAAACTCAGCGGCTCTGGCAAACCACTCCGGATTATCAAAGTCCAACCTCTTTGCCTCGATAGAGACACTGCCCATTGTCTTGAACGGTTCACACAGTTTATATGAAAGAACGGCATCCGTTCCTTTGGCGAAATGCTTGAGCACAGAATAGACGAACTTCATCTGCTGATGCTTGGGAAGACTGATGATGGTTGTCTTCATCTCATCATTCATCACCTCATCATAAATGGCATCGACGAAACTGTCGAACGCCGTTTCAATGTCGGCATCAAGCGCATACTGCAAATCCAAATTGTTATCCATAAAGACCACTCCTTCCAATATCTATTATACCACACACAGTCAACTGCAGAGCTGACAGGTGATTTCCACATCGCCAGATGCATTCTCTCCGAGAATTTGCAACAGAGAGTTCACAATCATAGATGCGTTGGTTTTTCCACTAAAAGAAAGAGAGACCTTCTTCATGGACATGATTTCATCCTTATCAGGCACTGAGGCACGAGATGCTACTGGCTGGACAGGAGCTGGGGCAGGTTTTACCTCGCCCTTCAGGAACTGCCCCCATGCTTCTCGCTGTTCGGCATTCATGGAGTGCCCTACCGGGAACTTTACTGCAAGACCGTTTGTCTGGATGAACCGCCGTATGGTAAGCGGCTGCACATGGAACATAGCTGCCAGACTGGTTGCGTTTGCCCCGTAAATAGCCAGTAGGTGGTTGAGATATTCTTCCTGCGTCGGCTTGGAGACCTCCTTAAAAATCTCCCAGGAAGTAGGTTGGTTCAAGTTGATAGACAATGTTTTCCCATTCCTTTCTTTCCACTGCTTTTTCGTCAAGTTATCTGACGGGAGAGAACACTTCCGACTTTTGCTGCCACGCTTGCGATGGCGAGCCTGTTGAGCCAGCTGTTTATTTTGCCAGCAATCATAAGTAAAGTCATCCACCGTGTTCCTCCATCCTTTGATATACACGGAACTTCTCTTCCAATTCCGTTGGCGACCGTGCTTTTCCAAGCTTGCGAAAGCCATCCTCTACCAGCTCATACAAGAAGTAAAAGTCGCGGCTGTCTTTACTGGTCAGGATAAAGCGCAGCTCGTGATTACTATTATAGTATCCAACCCACACTCGCTCGCCTTTTGGGTATTTAGGTTCGCTCAATAAGCTCCACCGCCTTTCGCAGCAAAACATCGTGTTCGTTGGGGAGCGTATCGAGAATAACCTCATCCAAAAGCTCGTGGAGGATGGCTCCGACTTGTCTTCCCTGCGGCACACCGAGAGAAATGATATCCTTGCCGTTGATTGCCAGGTCTTTTAAGGAAAAGCATTTTTCCTGTTCAAGTATCTCTGCCATCAGCACGCCGAGCGCCACGCACCGCTCGATTCTGGACTCCTGTGTGCCCTCTGCATGAGCTTTGATATCCGCCATCCTGACATCCAATAGTTGAGAAAATCTGCGCTCGCCGATTTTGCAAAGCCATCGGCGAACTGTTTTCGTTGTTGGTTCAATGACGGTATCATGGTACAAAACAAGGTCAAGCACTTCCTGTTTTGTTGTGGTGTCAAAGCGCAGCCGTTCCAGAACAACTTTGGAAATATCATAACTATAGTTTCCGTGTCCGTGAAAATGGCCGCCGTTCTCATCCTCGGTATAACAGCAAGGCTTTCCGATGTCGTGCAGCAGCAGTGCTACCTTAACAGCAATGTCCTTGCCCGTATAGTTGGCAACTGCATGAGCGATGTGGTCATAAATGGTGTACTGGTGGTATTTGTTGTTCTGGTCAAAACCGATACACGGTTTCATCTCTGGAATGATAGTCGCAATCACATCGGGATAATCCAGCAGGACGGGGAGGACGCCGTTTCCGAGAAGCAGCTTGCAAAGTTCGCTGTGGATTCTTTCCGCAGCAATATTCGTAAGCCGCCATGCGTTATCATGAATGGCCTGAGCCGTGTTCTTCTCAATCGAAAACCCATAGACAGAAGCAAACCGTAATGCACGCAGAATGCGAAGTGCGTCTTCGCTGAATCGGTCATTCGGATTTCCGACGCAGCGAATAATGCCATTCTTCAAATCGTCTACGCCATGAAAGGGGTCAATAAGACCGGCACCGTTATACGCCATTGCATTGATGGTAAAATCTCTGCGGGACAAATCCTGATAAATGCTCTCTGTGAATGTAACAGAATCAGGACGACGATTATCTGAGTAATCCCCATCAATGCGGAAGGTCGTAATTTCGTATTTGCCCGCTCGCTCCATATCAGCTGTGATTGTACCGTGCTTTAATCCTGTATCAATCGTCCGGACGCTACAGCGGTTGAGATACTCCTTAACCTCCTGCGGTGTAGCAGAGGTGCAGATGTCCCAGTCTTTCGGCTCTTTGCCGAGCAAGCTGTCTCGAACGCAGCCACCGACAATATATGCCTCATGGTTTTCATAGCGAAGCCCAAGAATAATCGCCTTTGCACCCTTTGGAATGGAAATCTTATGCATCAAGAGACCTCCTGTTCACGCTGACCACGAACTCCTCAACGCGCTTCATATCAGGATGCTCCGGCAGGTTTGTGTTCCGCTTCGCATAATCAAGACGCTTTTCAAAATCTGAGACCATCTCGAAAAACTCTGGACGGTAGGTGCCATCCTCCAGTTGATAGTCTCCTCTGCGGATACTCATAAGGAGAGGCAGGTCGGCGCCACGATAGGTGATGATGTCACCTTTCTCAAGAATATCCAGACACATCAGATACAGGCGGATGAGATGCATGGCGTGCTTGTTGAGATGATTGTCATCCTTCTTATGGTTTCTGTGGTTCAGCTTTTCATAGGTGCCGACAACATTGGTCAAGTCGTTTAGAATGCTGTTGAACTCACGCACCGGATACTTTGTAAGATGAATGTCCGCAAAAATCTCTCTGTCCAAATCCTCGCGTGAGCTCTCAGCCGTGTAAAGAGTGATGCCGCCATTTTCAAAGACCCTATACCTGCTTTCAAACGCTTTGACAGCACTTTTCATGGAGTTTAGAATGTGCTCTTCTTTCCGTGCTTGCGGAAGTTTGTCTCTGGCGAGAGCATTCTCCAGCCGCCGCAGCTGCTGGTTGGCGTATCCACCGAAGGAATTCACCGCTCGCTTGGAGAGAAACAGCTTCCTGTTCTCAATCATTTCTCGCCCGATGTCTGTGCAAACCATGTACTGTTCCGGGCGACAACCCAGCATTTCAATCGTATTGGGATTGCAATTCAGAAGCAAACTTACAAGCTTATTGAATGAGTAGACTGTGGTATCCGTTTCTGTATGAACGACCTGTTCAAAATTGGACAACCCCAACAAATCGGAACGGCTGTTCAGGGCACAACCACGGATATCCACATCAGAGGTTTCGACATTTGTGCCGTAGGAATAGCTGCCGCCCAGCGTGAGAAAGATGATTTTGCTTTTCAGGTGTTCATTACTTCTGAGAAATTCATACGCAGGGCTTTGCAGCATTTCTCTGATTTGTTCTGTGGTCATGTTATCCCTCCTCGTTAAACATTCAGGGCAAGAGTATCATACATAGTAAGAATCCCACCGACAACAACAAACTCGTATATGTGGTAAGCCGCTCCGGGTAGAACCCCATAGTTGTCGCTCTCATCAAAAACATTGAAGACTTGGCAACGCTCGTCATGCGACAGTTCAAGGAACTCTTTGCACTCTTCTTCCGAATCAAAGGAATACATCGCAGCTTTTGTTGCCGACTCATCAAAGCCAACATAGTCTGATACAAACAGCTTCTTCATTTTGCTACCTCATTTGCCAGTATCTCAATGCAGGACGCAATAATATTTGCTGCATCTACTGCTTCGTCTGCCGTATTCATTCTGGAGAATGAAATTCGGATAGAGCTTCTTGCTTCGTCTGCTGTCAGACCCATCGCTGTCAGCACATGGCTTGGCTCAGCTTCATGGCTACGGCAAGCGGAGCCAGCAGAGATACAGATGTTCTTTCCGTCAAGCATCAAGAGCAGAGTTTGCCCATCAATGCCGGAAAGGCACAGGTTCAGCGTCTTCCCTGGATTGAGAACGGACGGGCCGTTGGTGCGGACAATATCAGTGCGCCCACTCTTTTTTAAGGCATCTGTCAATGCCATATAAAAACGCTGTTTAAGCGTAGAAACCCAGATACAATCCTCATGGAGACTCTTGGATGATATTTCACAGGCCTCACCAAAGCCTACAATACCGGCAACATTTTCTGTTCCGGCACGGAGTCCGAACTCCTGCTCCGCACCGCCAAAGATGATGGGAGTCAACACACTTTTATCCTTGGCAAACAGCGTGCCGACGCCTTTTGGCCCGTGGATTTTGTGAGAAGAAAGCGAAAGAAAATCGCACCCAATTTTCTCCACATCGATGGGATGGCAACCGGCGGCCTGGACGCAATCTGTGTGGAACAGGATGCCACGCTTCATGCAAATCGTGCCGATTTCTTCAATCGGATTGACGGCGCCAGTCTCATTGTTAACATACATAACAGATACCAGCCCTGTCTTGGGGGTAATGGCATCTTCTACGCTCTGCACAAACACTTTTCCGTCGCTATGTGCAGGCAGATATTCAATATAAAACTCGTCTTTTATAAGCGAATGAGCCGCTTTCAGAACGGAATCGTGTTCAATGGCAGAAACCAGAATATGCGTCTTTCCGATACTTTTAAGATATTCCTTTAAGCCCTGAAACACAAGACTATTTGCTTCGCTGCCGCCAGAAGTGAAGAGAATCTGCTCCGGCTTGGCATTAAGGAACTCAGCTACCTGAGCTCGTGCCTGTTTCACGGCTTCGCCTGCACTGCGTCCAAACTTATAGAGTGTACCAGCATTACCGTACTGAGTAGTCAGATACGGCATCATGGCATCCAATACACGCTTGTCTATCTGCGTGGTGGCCGCATTGTCCAGATAAATCATGTGCGCCACGCTCCTTTCTTTTCTGTGTTGCATTGATACAGCCCATCAAGCAGCTGCAAAACTACTGTGCGGCAGGCGGTTCCGCCGCTTCATTTTTGTAAACAGCTTCAAGCCGCAGGATTTCATCCAGTGTTCGCGGGGTGTAATCCATCCACGGCATCATCGAGCCGACATTATACATAAGGCATGGGTGCCCGTATAATTCCTGCATCAGGAAGCGGTCATGCTCCATCATGTTCCACTCAAAAGAGTTATGAACATGACCGTACAGATGATACCAGTCGTAATAGTGGTTCTTAAAACACGGGATTGGGTAATGACAGAGGACAACCTTACGGTCAGAGTCCTCAACCTCCAGATACTCCGTGACCTTGACGAACTTCTTGAGAAACCGCCCATCGCTGCAGCGGTCATGGTTGCCCTTAATCAGAAATACCTGCCCGTTCAACTGGTTAAGGACAGAAATCGCTTCCTGCATATTGCACCAGAACATATCGCCAAGAACATAGACGGTGTCACCCGGATGAACGGCGGCGTTCCATCGCTCAACAAGTGCAGCGTTCATGTCCTCAACTGTTTTGAAAGGACGATTATCGAACGCCAGAATGTTATTATGGCCGTAATGCCAATCGGAGATATATAGTTTTCTGTTAGCTGCTTGCTGCTCGGACACCGCTTAACACCTCGATTCTATCTGCTGCTTGGAGCAGCACATTTTTAGGAATACGGCAGTCATCACCCATCTGCCCATTAGGTTGGGTGCTGCCGTACAGCCGAAGCTTTTCTACGAGACCCTTGTCAGGAAACTCATAGCGTTTCAGATACTCCGGTTTGCTGGCTGGGCATTCATAGCATGAACGGTTTTCATATACACCACAGCCGCCGCTTTTATAACACTTCATAAAGTCCTCCTTAGAACGGCAGCTGAACACCGGGGTCTGCATCAAAAATCAGTTTCCTGACGGCGGCGGCAAACTCTTCCTCGTCGATTGCCTGAATATCATCGTAACGCAGGCGTTCAATCAGTTCATGAACCGCTTTTGTAATGGCGGTCTCGACAATGATTTCCAAACGGTCAATGCGTTCATTGGCGCTTCCCACCATTCCCTGCATGATATTGTGGTATGCTGCAAGCTCTCGTTTGGATTCCCTGTTTTTCTCCATCAGTTCGTGAAGCATGATTTCCTGCTGCTGGACTTTCTCTTCCATTGTCATAGCCGTCGCTCCACATACTCTCTGTCTTGTGTAAAGACAGGCGGTTCACGGTCAACGACCCAACGGCTTCTGGAAACCTCCACAGTCGCATCCCCGTTTAATACAGAGACGGCCTCTGTTATCCTTGTTTTGATGCAACAGGAGCCACGCTTGCAATCCGTGGGGAAATCATTCCAGTTGATATTGCGTTCTTTCCAAAGCATATCTTGGATTTTGTTGCAGTTCTTCCCGTGCAGCTCTCGCTGACTGAAATTCGCCTGTCCAACAGCTTCTATGCTGTTCCGTGTGGCATCCTGCTGACGCCAAATCAGACAGTTGCAGACCTCGTCCAGAGGAACGGTGAAAGCTCTGGCATCGAACATGGCAGTTTGGAACTTGCGGCGATAAACGGAAAGGTCGATGCCGCTGTCTTCTTTTTCCGTCTGCTCGGCAAACGCCTTATTGAACGCCAGCGTCGCCATTGATGCGGCAATGCTGCACATCTTCTGGACATTATAGCCGAACCATGCATCTGTACGAATAGAGGCGTAATCGGTCAAAACCAATGTGATTTCATCAGACTGCGTGTATCCGAAGACGCAGCCCTGAATGTTGGCACACAGGAAACGCATGGTTTCCTGCATGGCAGACATAAGAACACGGTCGAAAGGCTTTCTCATTCCCTTTGTAAAGGTGTGAAAAGCCTTGCCGTCAATACGGATGATGACAGGAACACGACGGGTCAGGTAATTGCGTGAAACATACTCATACCGTTTCATCCTGTCGCCCAGCGAATCGCGTTGATTTCCCATAAGCGTACCCTCCTGTAAATGTAGTTTGAAAATTGCTTGACATCACGACCATTTGGTCGTATGATATAAGAAAAGCACGACCAATCGGTCGTGCTGAAAGGAGATATGATTATGATAGATTTTGATATGAACTTTCAAGACACCTATAAAACTCCCAGTGAAGACCTGTTGAGCAATGGTGAGCAGTGGTTCTTCCTTGAAACCGAAAAGGATATTTTGAAGAATCGGCGGGAGGAACTCGGGATGACCCAGCAGCAGGTGGCAGATGCTGCACACATTCAAGTTCGCCAATATCAGAGACTGGAAAACGGAGAGCGCAACATAAGCGGTGCCAGTATGAGGATTGGATTATCTGTGTGTGCCGTTTTGAAGCTTGACCCCTACCGCTTTATGCCAGAGTTCCGTTGGAACAAAGACTAAGCGTTTCCAAAAGTGCTTTCTGAGGAGCGAACTCCCGATAAAGTTCAATCTCTTTTGTGAGCCGTGCCATAACGGCATCTTCTTTTGCATCGTACCTGCCGAGGTAAATCTTCTTACTGTTATAGGTAATACTGGCGACCCATTTTTCTCTTTGCTTATCAAAGAAAACGCCGGAAACGCCAGATGTGTTGGTGATATAGAGGCTGCGGTTCCTGTCGTTCTCTGACCGCTGGCAACAGCGCAGATTCTCTTTTCGATTATCGGCCTTGTTTTTGTTGATGTGGTCAACAAACTGGCCTGGCTTTGCGTGCATAACCAGCCGGTGAAAGCGGACAAACCGCCGTACACCGCAGTAAAAGTAGCTGCTGACAAGATAACCGTCTTTGTCGCAGTACCAACTGTCTCGGCCTTTGATAATTGGGAGGTCATCCAGGTCAAAGAGGAACTCGGCAACGCCTATACGCAGAATTCCGTATGTATTGAGAAGCTCGACTGTCATGAATACATAAGGTCATGAACGGCCACACCAAAGGTTTCCTCGAACCAATGCCAGATATCCTCACGGTGTGTGCCTTTTGGGAACCCGCACCAGGCAACTTCGATACATTCGGTTTCTGGATTCATCGGCACATCGCCGAACTCCTCCCACAGTTCCGTGTATGTTTTGCCCTGAAAGGTTCTCATGATGGTAACGCCGTCCATACTCTCAACAGCGGAGTCAAAGAAGTTATCGAAGTCTTCCAGCTCCCCGTTGAGATGCCATCCTGCGATTTTCAGTCCCGTTCCGTACAGGTCGTGCCAATACTCAAAGAATTTTTTGTAATCAGGCATTTGAAATTACCTCCGTTTCTATACCGCTTTCCGTATCGGTCGTTTTTCTAAAGTCCCAAACCGATATGCATCAACATTGTTCGCCAATCCGACACTTGCTCGCATTGCTTGCAATGCGAGCAAGTGTCGGATTGCGAACATAAGTGGCGAACTCTTACTTTTGCCTTTGGCGAAAAGCTGCTGAAAGTGAATATGTATAACAGCAAATCTACAAAGCGGTTGGTCGTTATGCTTTATCTGCGGGGAATAGTTTGCCATCATGTAGGCAGTCCCTGGCTTTCTGGCTCATTTCGACGAGGCTGTCCACCAGCTTCTTCAATCCGTCTACGGTACTTTCACCATCGTAGTCGCAGCCGATAGCCCAGATATCAAAAAGCCATTCATCGGCGCAGTCAGGTTCGCACATCTTACAGCCAGTTGTTTCGTCTGTCCAAGTTCTCACAGCTGTTCCTCCAACTCAAATCCCTTGTGGCAAAATCCAGTTACATCGGAGATATAGTCAGAGATGGCTTCCTCATCTTCGATGTCATTGGGAATCGTGATTTCGTTTGGCAACTCAACGCCGTCGTCATCCTCCGGGTCAATATCCCACTGAATGTTGACCGCCTTTCTCTGCGGGCATTCCACTTCGCGCCACTCTCCCTCGCACGCCCAGATTTCCGAACCGAAACCACGGTCAAACTCCCATTCGTTAAATAGCTCTGAGATGGGGGTGGAGATGCGGTCGCTGTCTTCGGGGTCATCATACTGAAACTCTGTCAACCCACGCATCAAGTCCTGTAAGGAATAACCGTGGTCAATCATCCATTGAAGTTGGTACTTCTGGTAATCGGTCATATCGAAAATCTCACACTCCTCTTAGCGCGTCGAGAACTGCCTGCGGAACAACCCGCTTAATTTCCTCGTGAATTGCATTCATCACGACTGCGCCCTTTAAGTACTTCTCAACTTCGGTCTGGGCAAACTGCTTCGTTTTATCTTTACACTCAGCCACCGCCGCCTGTACGGTTCCCTGAATCAAATCCAGCATCTCCTTGTGCGACATCTGCTCTTTGATGTAAGACTGGACTTCTGCCTTCACCAGTTTGTCGGTCATCGGCTCAGTGTATCTGCTCTCGTAAAGACGCCTTGCCCACACTTTGGCGGTATCAGCAACGCATTCCTCGACTTCGTTCTGGAATGCTTCTCGTGCGATTGTCTTTGCGTAAGCACGCATAGCTTTGATAACCTCCTGTTCAAAGAGGTCTCCGTTTGTAAATTCCAAATCGATTGTTGCTCTGTGCTTCATGAAACCCGCTCCTTTCTTACATCAGCTTAATCCATCAACAAAATCCCATTCGACATTGTATCGGAACTCAGTATTCAGAATTCCGTCCAACAGTTCGTCGATGTACTCCTCATCATCCCGGTCTGTCGGGATGGGAATAATCATCTCAAACTCCGGAGCAAAGCAGGATGACTTTACCCAAATTGTTCTTTTCCCCATGTCAGGAACCTCCTTATCGCATATCGGGCAGTACCCGGCAGTTCCATCAGAAGGGATGTTTATATGGTGCCCACATCTTGGACAATGGACGATGCCGCTCATACACATCGACCTTTCATAAATCGTTTCCCGCACAGCGGGCAGTTGCGTATCTCAATGATATCTTGAGTCGTGAAACTGCCATCGTCGTCAAGCACTCTCACCCTCAACATTCCCTGCCTGTTTACAGCCATCTCAATGCCGCTGTATTCAACGGCTTGGTTCATTGGAACAAAATCATTTGTCCCAGACTCACAGTATGGACATCTCATAGAATTAACCTTTCATATTAACGCAGTAACACTGACACTTTGTGTTCCAGCAATCTGTACTGCAATGAGGAGTGCCTTTCCGTGAATAGTCCTTTGGCGCAATGATGCTTAGGATGATTTCCATTTCGTTCGGGCAAGAACCCATGTAGAGCATCTTTTCTTCAACTTCCTTTGCAATTTTTCTGCGATACCACATTAAAAACATATCAAGCTCCTAATCCTCTTCCTCGTCAAAACCCTCTTCGTCATCATCTTCGATTTGAGAATCGTCAACCAACTGCTCGTCCCAATCGACCTCAATGTCAGACACAATGGTATCAATTCTCTTGAAACCATACTTCTCGCAGAACTCTTGAGGAACACTCATAGCAAAATCAGCCCAGTTGAAATAGGAACAGTTGTACTTGTAAGTTCTCTTACCATCTGGGGTTTTGCAATAGTCGGTTGACGCTTTGCAGACAGCGTCTTTCAAATCAAACTCCGCATTCGGGACATCAAACTGAAGTGAAAGAACGCGAACATCTAAGCCGTCACGCTCTATCGCCACCACTGTTCGCAACATACTGTGTACCTCCTTATAAAATCAGCCTTTCATCCATTCGTGTATGAATTTAATTGCCGCGCCTTCACTTTTTTGTTCTGCATTAAACTCCATATCATCGAAACCAAGCTGTTCAAAAATACATTCTGCCATAATCTGCAACGCTCCCCGAAAACCGTAGTCGGCAACCATCTGTTCCAGAGAATCATAGTATGAGGAGCAGTATGTGCAAATTTCGTCCAGAGTATAGTCCTGCAGGTCAACAACAGCCTGACATACAATATAATTCCCAAACCACTCTCTGTACTCGATGTAGCTGTATCGTGTATCCGTCACCTTTGCCATATACTGGGCGCAATCTGGGTCTGTGCAGGTATAGTTAAGCTTCAGTTTCTTCATGTCAGCCGTTTACCTCGTTTACCAGCGATTCCAGCATACCTTTTAGTTCTGTGTCGTCTGGCATAATGACATCGTAGTTGAACGGGAAGAGGCGCTTAACGCCAAGAGCCTGCTCCTTATTGGAATAGACGACCTCGGTCACCGAAACCATACACATTTCCATGTACTTCTTTGTAAGCTCGTCTTTTGTATCGCCAACGACTTTGAACCAATTGTTGATGCCCGCATGGGCAGAGGTAAATCGTCTGCTGCCATTCGCTATATGAACCGGCACAAGGACAGCAAGCGGTTTTTGTACATCACCCCATATCTGGACGAGGTCGGGCGTATCTGCGAACGCTGCGACTTTGACCAGCCGGACAGCGACCACATGAGCAAGTCCTCCGAGCTGAAGCTCCACCTTCGTCTTGGACACAATGTTTCCGCAACGCACTCGTTGTTCTACCTGATGGACGATGAGGCGCTGAAGCTAATCCGTGAGAAGCACTACTCTCTCATTGTAGATGAGAGTATCCAGGTGATAGAGAGGCTGAATATCACCGATAAGGATTTCGACTTGATTGTCACCCAGCTCGCTGAAGTTTTGGAAGACGGATGCATCCAGTGGAAAGATGAGGAATACACTGGGCGGTTCAGCGATTACAAGGAGATGGCAAACACCCGCTCACTATTCCGGCTGGACAATGCGCTGCTGAACATTCTCAACCCGGAACTGCTTCGTTCATTTGATGAAGTGTTCATGCTGACCTATCTTTTCAATGGGCAGTACCAGAAAGCATATCTGGATTATTTCGGATTTGACTACAAAGTCGTTGGTGTAGAGAGCGATGCCAATGGGTATCGATTCTCCGACAGACCGGATGAACCGCCGCCGCTGGATTACCACGACCTGATACATATTGTGGACAGTCCCAAGCTCAATGCTGTCGGGGACAAGACTTATACCCTGTCCAAGTCATGGTACGATAAACGGGGGTATAACAATGCCGAGATTCGTACACTGCGAAACGGCATGAAGAAGTTCTTTCAAAGTATCCCAGGCGGCGGACAGGAGACCCGACTGTGGACTTGCTATAAGAGCGATGTAAACAAGCTGGTAGACAGCAAGACCGGAAGGTTCCGAAAGAACTTTTTGCAGACCAGCGCCAGAGCGACCAATGAGTACAAAGACCGCACCGATGTGGCCTACATGGTCAACCGGTTCGCAGACCCAAACATCATTAAATTCTTCCATGCGCAGAACATCACTATTGATGCGGACGCATTCGCACTGTCTGAGATGCTGCAGTGGATATGGAGAAGCGCCATTCGTGATGACCGCCCCATCAACCTATACATACCGAGCAAGCGCATGAGAGAGCTGCTCATAAATTGGATAGACACGACGAACGGAGGAAAGACGATTGCAGTATAATTACCCCTATACATATGAAGAATCCGATGAGCTGCGGCTCAAACAGGAGGAGATTTTTGAGAACCCGCTTGAAAATGAAGCGGCGCTGGAACGATACATAGAGCGTGAGCGGATGCGCTTTCACAGAGAATGGTTCCAATATACAGCCGAAGATTATGAGTAAGGCTTTTTATTTTTCTTATATCATAGCAATTAAATAAAATACAACTGTGAGGTGAGCGAGTCTGGCAAAACAGTTAGTATGTCAGAAGTATATCTTCAAACTGCATAGCAGCAGATTGCGAAAGGCCAAGTGGAAGCTGACGCTGCCCATAGCGGAGGCAAGACGAAACGATGAGGTCATTTCGCTTGCAGACAGCCAGGTGCTGCGCTGGCTGGACGAGTTGAACGGGATTACCGATGCCGAGGCTAAGGCGAAGGAAATCAAGATGGAGATTCGGCGCCTGCGCAAAGAGCAGAATAGCGTGCAGAACCGCCGCCGTATCAAGCAGCTTTATGCACAGCTGGACACTATCCAGTTCAAGCCGGATTACCTGTGTGTAATCATCGACAAAGAAAAAGATTATCACCGTGCCTGCCGTGGGTTCAGCATTAACGGCATCAAGTATCAGCGCTTGTTGGGGACAAATGGCGGCGTCAAGAATGAGACGATTGTCTTTGTCAGCGAACGGCACGCAGACGAAATCCGCAGGCGCATTAACAATGGCCGCAATATGGAAAAGGCAATGGTGCCTGCCAAGCTGGAAGCCTACAATGCATTGACCTGCAGCGCATCCATTCCTGTGTCTATGCCGCATGGCATTCTGGTAGTGAGCGACTGTGAGACGGAGTTTCTGTCCGATATCATCTACCTGAACGATGAGGGTGATGGCGAGCCCGTGATGGAGGAGCGTAAGCAAGCGACCGTACAGCTTAAAGAATCGGACGGGTACGGTCTGATGCTGCCGTCTCTGGCAAGGCGTTGGTCAGAGGAACTTGAGCTTGACTACCTTGTCAGTGGAGTGAACACCAGATTCTCATGGGAGAAAGGCATGGTATTCACTTTTGACTTTTTGGACTTCGCTGAGAATGTCGCTGGGACTTACATTGTCAAAGACGCATGGGGCAACGATGTGGATGTGCGGAATGTGGAGTTGATACTGACAACATCCATGCTGAAGTTGTGGGACGCCTATACCAGCTGTGACGACTATGTGCAGAACTGTATCCGCAACGGCTATACCTTCGGTGTTGCGAAGACTTGCCCGAGAGAGCTGGAGAGTGAGAGAACGCTGAACTATCAGTTCATCCAGAGCTATGAGTTGGACGATGCGGATATGGAGCAGCTTATCAAGCCGACGATGGATGAGATAAAGGATGTGCTGTATGCCGACTGGGTAAAGACTGTTCTGTTCCTCAAGGGCGCAGGACTGAACGAAGAGAATGTCGGGTGTATGGAAAACGACTTCATAAAGGCGTTGATGATTGAACCCCATATTCTCAATGACCCCTATGTTCAGAGCAGCGTCTATCAGATGATAAAGAACCGCATCAATGAGGCTAAGGTAGGCGTGCTGAAGGTACACGGAAATTACTCCATTGTGTCCGGCGACCCCTACTCCCTCTGTCAGAACATCTTTGCTATGCCGGTGACGGGACTGCTGAAATCCGGTGAAATCTACAATCAGTACTGGTGCCGACAGGGTACGGAGAAACTGGCTTGCTATCGGGCGCCTATGACCTGCCACAATAACATTCGGCTGGTGTACCCGAACCATAGCGAGACGGCGGCCTACTGGTATCAGTACATGACGACCTGCACGATTTTCAACTCGTGGGACACGGCTGCCCATGCTTTGAATGGTATGGACAAAGACGGCGACCTCGTGATGCTGACCGATAACGATGTTCTCGTTCGTAATCTGAAAGAGCTTCCTGCCCTGATGTGTGTGCAGCGCAATGCCAAGAAGAAAATTGTTACCGAGGCAGACTTTATTCGGGCAAATATCGACAGCTTCGGTGACGACATCGGAAAGACAACAAACTGGATTACCTCCATGTTTGATGTGCGGGCGCAATTCAAAAAAGGTAGCAAGGAATATGAAGCGCTTGATTATCGTATCAAATGCGGGCAGCTGTTCCAGCAAAACGCCATCGACAAGGCCAAAGGAATTATTGCCAAGCCCATGCCGAGAGAGTGGCATGACCGCCACAGCGTCAACACCATTGATGACCCTGCCAAGCGCCGCTTTTATCAGAAAATCGTAGCGGACAAAAAGCCGTACTTTATGCGAATCATCTATCCCACGCTGATGAAACAGTACAATACATACATAAAGAACACCAACAAGAACGCCATGCGTGAATTCCAGATGACGGTGGACGAATTGCTGGAGCTGCCGCCTACCGAACTGAGTGACCGGCAGAAGGACTTCCTCCGTTACTACGAGTCCCGGATGCCGGTTGGCAATCACGATTGCGTGATGAACAGGATATGCCGCCGCTTTGAGCAGGAGTTTGACGGATATCTCGGACGGCACAGCGCAGAAACAGAGTTTGATTATACCGTTATGAAAAGCGGAACCGCCTATACCCGTTCGCAGTACAACGCAATTTTGAAACTGTACGAGAATTACAACCACAGGCTGCGCAGCTATGCTGTGTTTGCAAACTACGAGCGAGTAGACGAGTACGATACCTTCTCCAAGATGATGGAGATGCGTACAGAGTTTGAGCAGGAGTGCAGCAAGATTTGTTCCAACCGGTTTGCCCTGTGTGACATCGTATTGGATATTTGCTACCGGAAAAGCTCGACAAAGCGGTTTGCATGGGAGATGTGCGGGAACGAAATCATTCGCAATCTGTTGAATAAGCATGATGGACTGATTTCCTATCCGACTATCGACCCCGCCGGAGAAATCGTGTTTTGCGGGAACCGCTTTACCCTGAGACAAAAGAGACTGGAGGAATTCAATGAGCATTGTTCTTAATGAATATGACTGGGCGGAGAGAATGCTGAACAACCATGACCTCGGCTCAAAGCCCGTGGAGACCCTTAGCCGCATTTCAAGATACTACTATGAGAACCAGTACAGCAAAAAGGAGATTCGGCGACTGCTCGACTCCTTTATGCTGCAGTGCGACCCATCTGTTTCGCTCGTTCAGTGGTCGGACATTCTGGACAAGCTGACAAAGAACGCCGCTAAGTTTCCACTGATTCGGCTGGACGGGGTTGACATCACCGAGAACGAACTGCGAAAGATTGAGTCACTTGATGGAAAGCAGCTTCGGCGGTTGGCGTTTACGCTGTTGTGCGTTGCCAAGTACTGGGATGCTGCATCCGACAAGAACAATCACTGGGTCAACAGTTCCGACAAGGAAGTCATGCAGATGGCGAATATCAACACCTCTATCAAGCGTCAGAGCCTTATGTTTGCAGAGCTGCGCAGTGCTGGCTTTATTCGGTTTTCCAAAAAGATTGATAATCTGAATGTGCAGGTGTGCTTTATGGAAAGCGGAAAGACAGCAATACATATTCAAGACTTCCGCAACCTCGGCTATCAGTACATGAAGTACTATGGCGGGCAGTACTTTGAGTGTGAGAACTGTGGTCTGACTGTGAAGATGCAGGAGCCTGCAAAAGGCCGCCCGCAAAAGTATTGCCCCAACTGCGCTGTGGAACTGCACACAAGGCAGATTGTTAATTCAGTAATGCGCCGAAGACAGGCTTTGAAAAACTGAATCTGTTTACAAAAAGTACCCCCGTCAAACCGTTGTGCCACAAGGCAAAAGGGCGTGTTTGATGGGGTGTTGTAATGAATGATAATAGCAAACCTATAAAATAAAAATTTGAAGCAAAGGATGATAGTTCAGTGATTGCAATTACTTTATCAGAAAAAGAGGCCATTCGTGAGAAGTTTCCCCGCGTTCACATTGTGCGCACGATGAAGAGCGACTCAAAACGGCATCATTATTATATGGTTGAGGAGGGCGCCCCCATGAGACTGCTGCGCAGTCTGCGCGGGCAGGAGCATCCTCGTGACAAACGAAAGGGAGTGTAAGCCATAGGCACCAATACAGCAAGCTATAAAGAAATGCGCGACATCGTTATGGGAAAGCTGGTTGACCACACCATAGACGATGAGTACGAGGACTTGAGCGAGCGTCTGTTTGGTGAGGGCAACTGCTTCAACTCCAGTGAAGTACGGAAACGGATGTATGGGATGCGTACCATCATCGAAGCTATCGAGCGTGACGGTGAGGCTGCCGTATGCGATGAAGAGCAGCTGTCTGCGCTGGAGACCAGACGCATTGAACTGCTCAAGGAACGGCAGAAGTTCTTTGACCAGAGGAATGCGTTTAACAAACTGATTCGTGAGCGTTCCCGCCAAGAGGAGCTTAACGAGATTCTTGTGGAAGCGGTCAAGAACGGGGACTTGCCCCGCCTTGCCTATGAGCCGTGCCATATCGAACCGTCCGACAACGACCTGTTGGTCAGTCTTAACGATATTCATTACGGTGCGAATGTGGACAACCATTGGAATACATATAACTCAAATGTGTGCAGAGAGATGATGTGTCGGTATCTGGATAAGGTCATCTCTATCGGCGAGACGCACGGCAGTGAGAACTGTATTGTCTGGTCAAATGGTGATGCTATTAGTGGTAATATTCACCAGTCTATCGCCATCACCAACAAGGAGAATGTAATTGAGCAAATCAAGGGCGTTTCGGAACTGATTGCTGAGTTCCTTGCCGAACTGAGCAAACATTTCAAATCCGTGGTATTTGTCAGTGTGGCGGGAAATCACAGCCGCATTACACCCAACAAGGATGATGCCTTGCTCGGTGAGCGTCTGGACGATTTGGTCGAGTGGTATCTTGACGCACGGCTGCAGAACTTCGAGAATGTCATCATTGGCGCTGCGGAAGGAAGTTCTGCAAAAATCGACAGCACCATGTATCTTATCAATGTTCGCGGTAAGACATACTGCGGCGTTCACGGCGACTTTGATGGTTCCGCCAGCAAAGTGCAGGCGCTGCAGACAATGGCGAGAACTCCGCTGTACGCTGTACTATCCGGGCATTTGCATCATAACAAGATTGATGAAGTGCAGGGCGTAAAGACCATCATGGCGGGAAGCTTCCTCGGCATGGATGATTACTGCGTACAGAAACGAATCTACGGGAAAGCGGAACAGATGGTATGTGTTTGCGATGTGGATGGCGTCCGCTGTTCCTACAGTGTCCCCCTTCAATAAACAACCCGCGAGGGCTGCCCTGTAATGGGCAGCCCTCTTCTGATTTCATTGAGACTTCGGTTCCACCTCCTACTCCGTTTCTGGAGAGGGAACGCAGTATGCCTATTACAAGGCGGGCAACTCGAAGGTGAAGAACAGAAGTGGCTCCGCTGCCAACTGGTGGATGCGTTCTCCTTGGTCTGGTAACAGCATTAGCTCTTGTTATGTCGGCAGCACCGGTAACGCCATCTATGGCTACGCCGCCACCAGTTTTGGCGTCGCTTTCGGCTTCTGCGTCTAACCCCTCCACCCCGCCGCATTTGCTTTGACGCAGAATATATCTTCATGGGGTCGTGGTCAAGCGGTTAAGACACCGCCCTTTCACGGCGGTAACGATGGGTTCGATTCCCTCCGACCTCACCATACTTTGGGAGAGTGGTAGAGCGGTCAATTACAGCAGACTGTAAATCTGCCGCCTTCGGGCTGCGTTGGTTCAAATCCAACCTCTCCCACCATATTGCGGGCAGGACAAGCGGTTAAGTCGCAGGTCTCATAAACCTTGAGGAATCGGTTCAACTCCGGTGCCCGCAACCAGTTTCAATTCTACAGAAAGCGAGGTGGCTTGTATGCCCCGAAAAACAAAGCAGAACGAAATCACAAGCCCTGAGCTTTTAAGTCAGGTCAACCCGGAAAACATCCGGCTAAAGCAGGACTTTATTGCCTACCTACAGTCTGTTCAGCGTAGCCCCAAAACAATTGCGGGCTATGCGAACGACCTTGATATTTTTTGGGTTTGGAATTTGCAGAACAATGGGAACAAGTTTTTTCCGAAAATCTCCAAGCGTGATTATGCCGCATATCAGCATTGGCTCATCAATGAGAATGGTAATTCTCCCGCTCGTGTGCGGCGCTTGAAGTCTGCGATTTCTTCCCTCTCCAATTATGTGGAGAACATCTTGGATGATGAAGATGAGTTTAAGGGATTCCGTTCTACTGTAAGGAAGATAGAGAATCCCGCCATGCAGCAGGTGCGAAAGAAAACGGTGTGGAGCGATGAGGCGCTGGACAAGCTTCTTGATGACCTGCTCGCCTGCGGGCAAAACAAAAAGGCTTGTGCTGTTGCTCTTGCTATGTGCAGCGGGCGGCGCAAGGCAGAGCTTTGCCGGTTCAGGGTTGACGATTTCAAAGACGACAACCTTGTATGTGGCGGCGCATTGTACAAGACCAGTGAGCCGATTCAAACAAAAGGGTTTGGCCTTGGTAAGTACATCTACTGCTACACGCTGGCAAAAAAGTTCAAGCCGTATTTTGATGCTTGGATGCGTGAACGGACGGAACTTGGCGTTGAAAGCGAGTGGCTGTTTCCGGCTGGAACGACCAGTGAGCAAATGAGTGAGACAACACTCAACAGTTGGGCGAACACCTTTAGCAGAATGACCGGCGAAGATTTTTACTGGCACAGTCTGCGGCATTACTTCACAACGCATCTCTCCAAGCTTGGCTTACCGGACAACATCATTCAAGACATTGTCGGGTGGGAGTCTGCCGATATGGTGCGCGTTTATAAAGACCTGAGCGCAGAGGAACAGATTTCGCAGTACTTTGACGAGAATGGTGATATTCGGTCTGACGCACAGAAGTCACTGTCAGACCTGTAACGGAAAGGAAGGCAAGGATGGATATTAAAAGGGTCGATTTAATTCAGCAGCTTGTGGACAGACATGGCTATACCAAGAAAGCCGCCACAAGCATTGTTGATGATTTTACCAATCTTATTTTGGAAAATCTCGAAGAAGGAAACACAATTTCGATTCGCAATTTTGGCTGCTTCGATATTTTGGAGCGCAAAGCTCGAAGCTGCCCCAACCCACAGACTGGCGAGAAGGTCGATGTGCCTGCACATTGGATTCCCCGCTTTTACCCCGGCAATAAAATGCGCATGGCTGTTAAGCTGTGGGAGGGAAATCAAAAAAGGGGGCTGATGTAAATGGCGGACGCCCCGAGACGCAGAAAGCTTGAAAAGACCACAGATGACTCAATGGTGCTTCAGACCTCTCAGAAGTTTTACTGCTGCAGATGCGGCACATCATATAGCCGCAAGAAGGGATATTTTCCTGTCAGCCACAGCCTGATGTACCGTGGCTCTGGCTATCTTCCTATTTGCAATGACTGTGTAGAGGATATGTATGAACAGTACAGAGCCTCCCTCGGCGATGACAAAGAAGCCATGCGCCGGATGTGCATGAAGCTCGACCTGTATTGGAATGAAGATATCTACAATATGGTAGAGCGCACCGCGGGTGTCAATTCCCGTATTCGTAATTACATCGGGAAGACCAATCTGATTCGATATATCGACAAAACCTTTGACGACACTATTGCAGAGGGCACGGCGATGGATTGCCAGCAGTCGAACATCGCCTTTCAAGAGCATCCACAGGCTTTGGATGAAAACGAAGAGATGCCTGTTGACCAAAAGCTTGTTGATTTCTGGGGTGCTGGCTTTACATCCGATTTCTATGTGGAGCTTGAGCGGCGCTATCAAGACTGGACAAACGGCGTTCCTGTTGCGGAGCCAAGCGAACGGTCTCTGTATAAACAGATTTGTATTTTGGAAGCGACAATCAGTCGTGACAGTGCGCAGGGGAAGGCGATTGATAAGAATGTCAATGCCCTCAACACACTACTTGGCAGTATGAATTTGAAGCCTGCGCAGAAAAAAGAGGGCGCAGATGCGGCGGTCGATGGGACGCCGTTTGGCGTGTGGATTCGGAAATGGGAAAATACGAAGCCTATTCCCGAACCAGACCCGGAGCTGAAGGATGTGGACGGAATTGTTCGCTACATCACGATTTGGTTCCTGGGGCATCTTTGCAAAATGCTTGGTATCAAGAATACATACTGCAAGCTATATGAAGATGAAATTGCCAAAATGCGTATTGAGCGCCCCGAATACGAGGATGAAGACGACGAGACAATGTTCAACGACATCTTCAGCTCGGACAAAGCGAGTATGGCTGAATGACGCGGCAAGAGCGCATTATGAGCGGCGCCGCCGTATGGTGCGCCTATTATCGAGCGAACCCCCATCGGTTTGCAAAGGACTACCTGCATCTGGATTTGCATCTTTTTCAGAAGATATTGCTGGTGATGATGAATGTCTCCACAACATTTGTTTTTATCGCAAGTCGAGGTCTGGGTAAAACATTCCTATCGGCAATCTTTTGCTGTATCCGTTGTATTTTGTACCCCGGTACAAAGATATGTATTGCCTCCGGTACGCGGGGTCAGAGTATCAATGTGCTTGAAAAGATACAAACGGAATTGCGGCCATGCTCACCGGAGTTGTGTAATGAGATTGACGATAAACAGACCAAGATAAATGCAACCAATGCACAGATTGTTTTTAAGAACGGTTCGTTTATTAAGGTCGTTACCGCCAGCGATAATGCCCGAGGTAATCGTGCCAACATTTTGCTGATTGATGAGTATCGCATGGTGTCCAAGGATATTATCGATACGATTCTCCGTAAGTTCCTGACGAATCCGAGACTTCCCGGATACCTGAACAATCCTGCCTATAAGCATTTGGCGGAGCGAAATAAAACGCTGTATCTTTCTTCCGCTTATTTCAAAGACCACTGGTCTTATACCAAAGCCGAGGATAACTGCCGATTCATGCTGGACGATAAGCGAAAGGACTTCGTGTGTGGATTCCCGTATCAGCTGGCAATTCAAGAGGGGCTGCTGTTCAAAGAGGATGTGGCAGACCAGATGGCAGAGTCTGACTTCAGCGAAGTGAAATGGAGCATGGAGATGGATGCCCTTTGGTTTGGTGACACCGACGGTTCGTTCTTTGAGTTCAACTCCATCTCGAAGAACAGGCGCATTAAATACCCCATGCTGCCAGAGCGGGTTTCGATTCTTCTTGGCAACAACAAAATCAAAATCCAACCCAAGCAGCTTGGTGAAAAGCGAATCTTATCTGCGGATATTGCGTTGATGTCCAGTAAGAAGCATAACAACGATGCAACGGCTGTGTTCATCAATCAGATGCTTCCGACCAAATCGGGGAGATACACAAGCAATATCATTTATGGCGACTCTTCAGAGGGACTTCATACAGAAGACCAAGCGTTGGTCATTCGCAAACTTTACGACGAGTTTGACTGCGACTATATTGTGCTGGACTGCACCGGGCTTGGCCTGGGCGTATATGACGCTCTGGTTCGAGATATGGTTGACCCGGAAAGCGGCGAAATCTACCCCGCACTATCCTGCTGCAATAATCAGGAGATGGCAGACAGATGCACAGTAAAGGGCGCGGACAAAGTAATTTGGGCAATCAAGGGCAACCCTGCGCTGAACTCCGAATGTGCGGTGCTGCTGCGTGAGGGGTTCAGAAGCGGCAAGATACGCCTTCTCGTTACAGAGTATGAGGCGGAAAACATCCTGTCTGAAATCAGGGGATATGCCAGCCTTTCACCGGCAGAGAAGGTCAGGCTGCAGATGCCATACATCCACACGACGCTATTGGTTGATGAGTTGGTCAAGCTACAGCATGACGAGTCCGGTGGACGGGTAAAGATTTTTGAACGAGCTGGTATGCGGAAAGACCGCTATTCCAGTCTTAGTTATAACTACTATGTGGCGGCACAGCTTGAGAGCAAGCTTATCCGCACAAAGGCGGCAGAGTTTAACTCCAGTGATTTCTTCATGTTTAAGCCGCCCAAAATAAAATAGAAAGGTGGTGATACCTGAGTGAGCAATTCTGAAAATGGCAAGTCTACCAACATGGAGGGCATGATTGGTATCTCCAAAAAGTTCGCCCTGCTCAATCACTTGATTACAAGGGATTTGAACAATAACACCAATGCACCCACATTTTCTCTATACAAGAAAGATGACATTGCTACATACCTGACCGACCCGTACCGATACGAGAAGCAACTTCGTAAGGCGGTTACTTATATCTACGGGGCAAGCTCTCACTTCCGCAGGCTCATCCAGTACTTCACTGGCCTTTCCGATTTTGCATATGTCGTCTCTCCTTACCACATTGACCCCAAGACCGTCAACATGAAATCGGTCAACCGCAATTACAGAAAGGTTTTGAATACCATGTCTGCAATGAATGTACGGTCGCAGTTTCCTAAGATATTGACGGTATGTCTGCGTGAGGACACTTTTTATGGGACGCTGTGGGTCACGAGCGACAGCATTACCATTCAGCAGCTTCCGGCTGATTACTGCGCCATCTCGACCATTGAGGGAAATGTGCTGAATGTGACATTCGACTTCTCCTATTTTGATGGTCATTCGCAGTATCTGGAGTTTTATCCGACAGAGTTCCAGACCAAGTACAAAGTCTATCAAAAGAATAGACAGCGGAAGTGGCAGGAGTTGGACTCCCCGACCTCTTTCGCTATCAAGTGCAACAATGACATTCTGGATTATGCCATTCCCCCGTTTGCAGGCATTTTACGAGAGGTGTACGACCTCGAAGATTACAAGCAGCTAAAGCTCACTAAGACCACTCTTGAGAACTATGCAATGCTTGTTATGACGCTTGGCATCAACGAGGATGGCGAATGGCAGATGGACTTGGACAAAGCCAAAGAGTTTTGGCGCAATCTGGATTCCGTACTGCCGGAGGAAATTGGCAGTGTTCTCTCTCCCATGCCTATCAACAAGATAAGCTTTGAGAAATCCAATACCGGCGATACAAACACTATCTCTGATGCAGAACAGAATCTCTTTACAGCGGCTGGCGTGTCTTCGCTTCTGTTCAACAATGATAAGGCATCCGCAAATGCGCTGCTTCTTTCTATCAAAGCAGACCAGGCGGTAACTTTTGGTATTGTAAAAAGCATTGAGGATATGGTCAATCGTTTCATCCAGTATCAGGGGTATGGAAAGAATTTCAAAATCACATTCCTTGATTGCAGCCCTTTCAACAGAAAAGAATTGGGAGATATGTACCTCAAAGCGTGTCAATACGGACTCCCCTTCATCTCCATGTACGCAGCATCACAGGGGTTGTCTCAGAGTGAAGTTGATTGTATGAGCTTCCTTGAAAACGATGTACTTGGTCTTGCCGAACGGTTTAAGCCGTTGCAGAGTTCTTCTACTCAGAGTTCTTCTGTAAGCACTGCCGCAACTGATGAGGGCGGTGCTCCACAGAAGGATACGGGAGACCTGACCGACTCCGGAGAGCAGTCAAGAGAAGACTCTGACGACTGGGGATAATCGGAGGTATGTATATGGAGAATTTCATTTATGTGTTTGACGAGGATACTCGTGACCAGCTGATGTCCAGAGGATGTGAAATGCTGGGGCAAAATGCCGAGAAGCATATCTTCGTGTTTTTGAATACGGGTAATCTGAATTTTGAAGATGAGGACATTCGATATGTGCTGTCAGACACGCTGACATTCTAACCCACGCTTTGCGCAAGCGTGGATTTTATTTTAGCCAAAGGTGGTGAACTGTGATATGGGCGAGAGAAACATGAGTATCGTGTTCTCCTCCGGGGTACGCAATCTTGTTGAACGCAATTCGTCTTTTGACAGCGGCGTTCTCCGTGTAGCATACACCGGGAAAAACCGCAATAACAGCTTCATCAGCAAGGAAACCTTTGAACGATGTATGCCGAGTATCTATAACTGTCCAATTGTGTGCAACTATGACAGAGAGTCAGATACTATCGGGTCACATGATATGGAGCTTGTCTCTGACGATAAAGGAATGCGGATTGTAAATATCACGCAGCCGGTGGGTGTGATTCCTGAGAGCGCAAAGTATTGGTGGGAGGAAATTGAAGATGACTCCGGCCTGCATGAATACCTCTGTGTGGACGCACTTATCTGGAAGCGTCAGGAAGCATACCGCAAAATCAAAGATGATGGCATCACGGATGAGTCTATGGAGATTACCGTGAAAGAGGGCGGAATGGTCGATGGCGTATATGTTATTGACCGATTTGAATTTACTGCCTTTTGCCTCTTGGGCACGGCAAAACCGTGCTATGAATCAGCATCGTTGGAGATGTTCTCATGTGATGATTTCAAACAGCAGCTTGCAATGATGATGCGAGAATTTAAGGATTCGTTTACTACAGCACAACCCTCGCAAGAGGTTGGCATACACCCACAAAATTATTCGGAAGGAGGAGAAGAGGTATTGGAACAGAAAGTTGCACTGATGGCAGAATTCGGCCTGACTGCCGATATGCTTGACTTCAACATTGAGGAGTTTTCCGTGGAAGAGCTTCGCGCTAAGTTTGAAGAGTTAAAACCCGCCACCGTTACTCCCGCAGCAGAGCCTGAGAAGGGCGCTGAAAACTTTGCTCTGGAAAGCCAGTTCCGGCAGGAGCTGTTTGGCGCTCTGGAAGCAGAAAAGGTTGAGACCTGCTGGGGCATGGATTCTCATTATTGGTTCTGGGACTATGACCGGGATGCGTCCGAAGTGTACGCAACCGATGTTACGGACTGGAATCTTTATGGTTTCCCCTACTCAATGGATGGCGACCATGTGGTCATCGATTTTGCCGGTAAGAAACGCATGAAGCTTGCACTTGTCCCGTTTGACGAGGGCGGTCAGGCTGACCCCATCAGCGGTATGTTTGCAAAGGTTGCCGAGAAGTACACTGCAAATGATGCCCAGTGGGCGGAGAAGTACCAGACCGCCTCCGACACGATTTCGTCTATGGAGAACGAGCTTGGCACTTTGCGCCAGTTTAAGACAGACACCGAAAACGCCATTGCCAAGGGCGAGCGGGATGAAGTCTTCGCTCAGTTTGAAGACTTGGTCGGCGTCGAGGCATTTGAAAATCTGCGTGAGCACTGCATGGACTATACGGCTGAGGCTTTGGAGGAGAAGTGCTATGCAATCCGTGGCAGAAATGGCACGACCGCAAAGTTCTCTTACGAACCCAAAGCCCCCAAGCTGCCCATTCAGCGGGCAGAGCCGACGCAGGAGCCTTATGGCGGTGCGTTTGCTGAGTATGGCTTTTCCAAGCCCAATCAGCACAATTAAATAAATTACAAGGAGGAGTCGATTATGGCTTATACAGTTATCCGTACCGATTTGATGAGCGGTACCAAACAGCCTGCTGACCTTGTTTCTCTGCGCTTTTATGATGCAAACGGCAAGCAGGCCGAGGTGGAAAACGGCGTCATCGTCAAGCTTCAGGGCTATGAAGACGGTGAGCGTGAGGTGATGAAGGCTGTCGCCGCAACTGCGTCCGATGACCTGAACGAGTGCGCTATCGTTGCTGGTGTTGAGGTCATGTATGACGAGCGCAAGAAGAACCTCGACGAGTACATCAACGAGGCTGGCAAGGCTGTGCGTGGTTACATTCCCCGCAGCCGCAACATTTTCTCTGTGACCAAAGAGGGCTTTGTCGGTGGTACCGTCCCCACCAAGGGTGCCGAGGTCGGCATTGGCACCGGCGGTAAGATTGACGCTGCTGGCACCGGCCTTGGCGTTTGCGTTGATGTCGAGGTTGCCGGTCGTTACACCTATTATGCCATTAAGCTGGGTAAGACTGAGGCCACTGCTGCCGCAGCCAATCCCGGTTCCGGCGACTAATTTGAGAGGAGGACTTAACTATGGCTGAAATGAAAGATATCGTCAAGATTGCCGTTGATGCCTATCACGGTAATGTTGAGCAGTATTCCGTCGGTCAGTCTATGGAGCTTTTGCAGAAGGCTCTGATTGAGGCCAACGGCGGCAGCACAACTTTGAACTATAAAAACATCCGTGACGGTAAGTGCAGTGGTCTGTTTACTCTGATTGAGGAAGTTCTCAGCCGCACCGTCGTGGAAGGCCTGCAGGGCGATGAGTATTTCAATGCGCTGGTTGACTTCCGCAATGTTGCCGAGGGTGACAAGAACCTCTTTGAGGTGGAGGACAGCAACCTGTTCATCGTGTCCGAGGCCGCAGACGGTACTCAGGGTATCCGTCGTCAGCGTCTTGGCGGCTACAGCGAAGTGTCTATTCCCACTTCTCTGAAGGTCGTGAAGATTTACGAGGAACTCAACCGCGTGCTTTCCGGTCGTGTTGACTTCAACCACTTCATTAACAAGGTGGCCGAGTCCTTCCGCCAGAAGCTGCTTAATGATGTGTATGCCCTGTGGAGCAATGCATCTGCGCAGGACTTTGGCGGCGTGACCTATTTCCCCGCTGCCGGTGCTTACGATGAGGACGAGCTGCTCGACCTGATTGCTCATGTCGAGGCCGCCGCCGGTGGCAAGGCTGCAACCATCATCGGCACTAAGAAGGCCATCCGTAACCTGGATGTCACTCCTATGGGCGACAAGGCTAAGGAAGACCTGTACAATATGGGCTACGCCGGTAAGTTCTACGGCACCCCCGTTGTGGTGGCTCCCCAGCGTCATAAGGTCGGCTCTACCGACTTTGTGCTGGCAGACGATATGCTGACTATCATTGCCGGTGATGACAAGCCCATCAAATGCGTGTACGAAGGCGACCCCATTGTTATCATGGGTGAACCCACCGCCAATGGTGACCTGACTCAGGAATATCTGTATGGCGAGAAGTACGGCATGGGCATCGTCCTTGCTGGCGGCAACGCTGGTATTGGCCGTTACGAAATTGCCTAACGGATAAACAGCAGACAGAAAAGCGGGGCTCCTTGTGAGCCCCGCATTATGTATGAAAGGGAGATGTTATGTCTAACGAAACCGTAACCAAGCCCAGAACGCGCCGCAGTTCGATGGAGGGCACAAATGCTGTTGCAGAGCGGCCTGCTGCGGAAGTCTCTGAGGCTACAAAAAAGCCTGTAGTGCCGAAGGAGATTGACCCCAATCAGATTATCACTGTTCGCAATGGTTTTCAGGGGCGTCTTGTTTATAAGAGCAAGCGCACCGGTGAGCGTTGGAGCTGGGAGTCTTTTGGCGCAGAGCAGGATATGGAGTTGAGCGAATTAAAAAACGCAAGGAACTCCAACAAGAAGTATTTCATCAACAACTGGTTCATGTTTGACGAGGACTGGGTTATCGACTATCTCGGCATGAGACAGTACTATAAGAACTCCTTGAATATTCAGGACTTTGACCAGCTGTTCAAGAAGCCCGTTGGCGAGATTGAGGATATTATTTCCAAGCTCTCAGAGGGGCAGCGCAAGTCTGTGGCGTATCGCGCCAAGCAGCTTATCGCAGAAGAGGAAATCGATTCAAACAAGGTGATTAACACATTGGAGAAATGTCTTGGTGTTGAGCTGGTGGAACGATAAAGGAGCGTGACAGTGAATGAGTATTTCTTATGATGTGTTCACGGGTGCGTTCCTTTCCAAAGTGTCAGAATTCGATTTTGTCAATATGCGTGTATTTGAGCGCAACTCTTTGATTGACGGTTACATGAAACGAGCCATTGCAGCTTTCAGAAAGATTTGTAAGTACGACCTTTCGACCACCGGCGATGATGTCATTCGTGAGTTTGATGTCGATATTGCCGACGGAGATTTGGACGAGCTGGCAGACATTATTTCCGAAGGTATGCTGGTACAGTGGATGAAACCTTTTACATACAGGCAGGAAAGTCTTGAAAGCGTTTTGAACACAAGAGACTTTACCACCTATTCCCCCGCTGAGCTGTTGATGCGGATTGGAAACGCATATAAAGCGGCTCAAAAGGATTTTACGAATATGATGAGGGAGTATTCGTATAATCACGGGGATTTAACGGACTTACATATATGATGATTCAGACCACGGTGGGCGTGCCGATGGATGCCGCTATGCTGAATAACTATTTCCGCACCCTCGTAAATCTTTTCTTTAAGATTCTTCCTATTAAGGAAAGCGGAGAGAGTTCATTGGAAGTTTATATGAGAAGTCTCCAGGCGGAACTGCTTGGGTGCAAGGAGCTCATTGAAGCAATCCACGATGACCCGCTTCTTCTGTCATTGATTGCGATTCTGCAATACCTGATTGATACGCCAGAATGCGAAGTAAGCGTTGTAAAGCGAGAGGTGTTTCGTGCCATTTCGATTTGCAATAAGCTGAAAGCGAGGTATGCCGTACAGCAGGAGGTGTCGTAATGAATCCATGGAGTACTTATCAGGCCAGAATGGCAGCAAACGGTACAAACAAACGGGACGCTGTAAAGCGCAGAGAGTGTGCCTTTTTGAACGCAAAGCTCCCTACAAGTTTGTCCTACCACAAGCTGACTATTGATGGGCAGCCACGCGAGTTGGCAGTCATCAATTCGGACAACCTGAATATGAAAACGCTGTGTACGATGCCGGGAGAGGACTTACCGCACGGCGGCCTCGTTCATTGGATGGATAACTACTGGCTTATCACAGAAAAGGACGCCAACAACGAACTATATACCAAGGGCACTATGCAGCAGTGTAACTATCTGTTGCGTTGGATAGCGGCTGACGGGACGATTGTTGAGCGATGGTGCATCATTACCGATGGTACAAAATACCTGACTGGTGAATATGGCGACAACGAATACATTGTCGTCCGTGGTGACTCCAGAGTGTCCTTGACGATTGCAAGGGATGAGTACTCTATTCAGTTGAACCGTGAAAGCCGGTTTCTGATTGATGACTACGACACTCACGATATTCTTGCCTATCGTCTGACAAAACCGTTTAAGCTGGGCGGGAGCTTCAATGGAAGCGGTGTCTTGAATTATGTTCTGACGGAGTGCAACACAGAAGACACCGACAACTTTGAACTGCATATAGCCAACTACTACAAATATTTTCCGAGGGACGGTCAGGAGAATATCCCCGATGAGCCTGATAAAGACGGTGAAGATACGCCGGGCGGCGATACCACCGGAGGAAAGAAGGTGTGGTTCTGATGCAGCTTGAGGAGTTTTATGACTATAAGAACCAGCTGATGGATGACCTGCTGACAAATGCAGAAATCATCCGCCTTCTGGACGACAACTACAAGGACAGCGACCAGCCGGAGAGGTTTGTGTATTCACAGGTGTTCCCCTTTGAATATGTACCGGACACTATTGAACATGGTCAGACTTTTATCTGCTGTGATGTAGATGTGCAAAAGTCGCTGAACAAAACCTTTTTAATCCCCGTTCTGTATGTCTGGGTTTTTACCCATAAGAGCAAGATGAAACTGCCAAAGGGTGGCGTCAGAGTGGACAGGCTGTGTTCCGAAATTGCAAAGGCAGTAAACGGTAGCAGATGCTATGGGCTCGGCGAGATGGATTTATATGCGGTAAAAAGGTTTGCTCCGGTAACGGATTATCAGGGAAAGGTTATGACATTCCAGGCAAAGGATTTCAATCGGGTATCACCTACAGGCAAGCCCGTTCCATCCAACAGGAAGACCGGATAAATGCGCACAAGAAATATGCTTTATCGGCGTGAATACGACATCAATGATGCTATTCACATCAAGATACCAACGGTCGGAGAAATCCTGGAATGTGAAGACGGGTATTACAGCATTGTAGCGATGCTGACTGCTATGCCGATTGATATGATGGTTCAGCTTGATGATATCGGAATCGACTTTACCACCATTGATGAATATGACCTTTTCCTTCTTTTGGTCGGCACCCTGAAGGAGCAAGACACCTCTCTTGTTTTTGCAGACCTTGATTTGAAGCAATTCCAGACTGCCGTAAACGAACAGAACGGAAACATTGTATTGGTCGATGAAAGTTCAGGGGTAGTTATTGACCGGGCTATCCACGCCCAGATTGCTGGTGCGCTCAGGAAGATTCACCATCTTGAGAAAGACAATCGCAAACCAGCCAATGGCGAAGCCAAAGAATACATGATTGAACGCGCACGCAAAAAAATGCGCAGACAGCGCAACCGAGAAACGACTTCTCAGCTTGAGGAGTTGATAGTTGCGCTTGTCAACACGGAACAGTACCACTATGGGTTTGAGGGGACACGAGAACTCTCAATCTATCAGTTCAACGAAAGCGTGCGGCAGATTATCAAGAAAATCGACTATGACAACAAGATGCACGGCATCTATGCTGGCACAGTCAGCGCAAAAGACCTAAGCCAAGACGATTGGAATTGGCTAACTCATAAATAGGAGGAATGTCTATATGAATATCAATGATATCACTATCACCAGCCTTGAGACCATCAATGCTTTTGATATCGTGACAGGCGCCTACAAGTTCACTCTGGATGAGCTGCAGAATGCGACTATCGCACAGACTCAGGAGAAGACCGATATTACCGGTAAGCAGGGGCGCAAGCTGAACTCTCTGAAGAAGAACAAGGCTGTTACCGTCAGCGGCACCAATGGCCTCGTGTCCGGCGGCCTGCTCGAACTGCAGGTTGGCAGCGAGTTTGAAAACAAGAAGACCACTGTGAAGTGGACGGATTATCTTACTGTCTCCGGCAATGCGGCTGCCACACAGTACAAGGCTGTCGGTACGACCGGCAATGAAATCGAGTCTGTCTATATCAAGAACTCCGACGGTACTCTTGGCGATACGCTGACTCAGGGCTCTGCTGTGGCTGAGGGCGTGTTCACCTACAACCCCACCAGCAAGGCACTTGCCTTTAATGAAGGCGAGATTGCTGACGGCACCGAAATCGTCGTGTTCTATATGCGTCAGATTCAGGCCGATGTTCTGGAAAACCTGAGCGACCACTACTCCGGTAAGTGCGCTCTGTACATTGACGCCTTTGCCGAGGATAAGTGCGCCAATGTGTTCCGCATCCAGTTCTACATTCCCAAAGCCGACTTCAATGGTGAGTTTAGCTTCGAGATGGGCGACAACCAGACTGTTCATGCATTTGAGGCAGAGTCTCTGTCCGGTGCCTGCGGCACCAGCGGCGCTCTGTGGACTTATACCATCTTCGGTGCAAACGCTGAGGATGTTGCCTAAGAAAGCGGGTGACACAGATGGCTTCTGCGGTCAAGAAATGTCGGGTATGCGGTAAGGAATATGAAGCCTGCCGCAGTGCCAATCGAGCCGCAGGTGTCTTTCGCTGGCAGGAAGTAGCCTGTTCGCCTGAGTGCGGTGCAATCTATCTGCAGAAGATTAACGAATCTCGTGGGATTGTTAATCCGCAGAAAAAGGCCAAGCACAAGAAGTGCGCAGAACCCGTTGTGGAACAGGCGGTCGTTGATGCTGAGCCTATCAGCGGAAAACCTGTGGAAGAGGAATAAGCAACCGGGAGGGTGGAGTAATCCGCCCTCCCTTTTTCTATAGGGAGAGATATGGCGAGAACCAAATTTAATGTTGATAAAGACAAGGACAAACGAACATATGCAGGAATTGTGTTCGACAGTCAGCTTGAGATGAAATACTTTCGTGATGTGCTTTGTCCCGGAGTGGAAAGCGGTGAGGTAGTTCGATTTGAACTACAGAAAAAGTATGAACTGCAACCAAAGTTCACACACGATGGAAAGACGGTGCTGCCGATTACCTATGTGGCAGATTTCTACATAGAGTATGCCGACGGACATACAGAGGTGATTGATACGAAAGGCTGCCCAGACAGCGTCGCCAAAATCAAGCGAAAATTGTTCTGGCACACCTATCCAGATGTGCGTTACCGCTGGATTACCTATGTCAAAAAATGGGGCGGCTGGCTGGATTACGAGACCGTACAGACTTTGCGCAAAGAGCAAAAGCGCAGCAGGAATAAAAAGGAGGATACAGACAATGGCTGATAAAGAAAAAAAGATTTCGATTGCATCTTTTGATAAGGTACTGAAGGAGCAGGCTGTTCCCGATACAACAGAACACTGGTTTGGTAACGAGGTCGTTATCAAGCACACGATTTCGATTGCACAGATGTTGGCATTCGTAGACAATGTTGTGTCCAGCTGTTTCCATGACGAGGGGTATATGCCGGAGGTCAAAGACTTGCTGATTAAGAGCAACCTCTTGACCCGGTATGCAAACTTCACGCTTCCTGAAAATCTGGAACACCGATACACACTTATTTACAACACGGACGCCGTGGCGATGGTGAGCAAGCATATCAGTTCTGCCCAGTTCGATGAAATCCTTCGGGCGATTGATGAGAAAATCGACTATATCTGTAACACCAATATCATGGCGATTGAAAAGCAGATGCAGCAGCTTGCAGCGTCCTTTGAGGATGTTTCCAAAAAGACCTCCGAAATGTTTGCCGGGGTAAACGGCAGTGATATTGCGAAGCTGATTGGCGCTATTGATAAGAGTGGAGTTGATGAGCAGAAGCTTGTGCAGGCATTCCTTGAGCAAAGAGAGGATTATAAGGAATGAGCTTGTCAAGCAAGCTGAATGCATGGATTAAGTCTCCACAGGGACAGGCTCGTTTGCAGGAGAAGATGGCGGAATACACCAGAGATGGTGTGGAAAGAACTGCCGCCGGTGACTCTATCGTCCCAGAGAAGCGTATCTGGGAAGCCGCTGCAAAGTTCATACAGGTTCTTCAGATGACAGCCAAAAGCTATGACCTGCCTGAATCTGTGATGAAGCACATTGACGAGATGGACAGTGGAAGCATCATTCGTGTTGGGGACGGATTCGAGGTTCCGCTATATTTTGGCGGTGACCTACATCGTGAGTCCCTTGAAAATGATGCTACGAGCTATGGTGGAATCGACAACATTGTGGCTCTGTTCAACAATGGCTACCATGCGTCCAACTATGTATATGGTTGGTGGAATGGTCATTCGCCATCCGGGGAGGCTATTAGTCGCTCGCTGTACAACGAAGACTTTGCATGGGTGCGCAGCAAAAAAGAGCGTGAAGCACTGAAGTTTATTCAACAGGCAATCAGCGACTTCAATGGGAACTATGGTTCCGACTACAATGTAACTGCGGTTGCCGCAGACATATATGAACAATAAATTTTGAAAGGCTTGGCTTTGTGCCAAGCCTTTTCTTCGTAAAGGACGGTGATGACGATGGCAATGGATGCAGATGTACGGTTACTAATCGGCGTAGCTCGCGGTGGTGCTGATGGTGACAGCGAGGCTCTGATTCGCAAAGAGCTTGCTGAAATCATGAAGAATATCAAGGCTACCGTGACAGTTGACACCAAGACATTTGGCGAGCAACTGCGTAAGGAACTGGATGCCATTAGCAACAGCGGCAAATTCTATGTCAATTTGTCGAAGATTAGAATCGGTGCCGGTGCCATTACTGACTTCAGAAAACAGTTAAGCGCCGTCATTAACACAATCAACCTTGATAAGGGAACGAGCATTACCCTTACCGCCGAAAACATCGGCGAAGTCAAGTCAAAACTGAAGGACGCAGGTGATGCTGCAGACGAAGCTGCCCGCAAAGTTGCAGCGTTCAAAGTGCAGATGGAGGCGCTTGGTCACCAGAAGACCGTTGTACAGAGAAGCCTGAACGGCTTGGTTGACAGCGGTGTATCTGAGAGCGAGAGCCAGCGTGTGGCGTCGCTGGTGGAGCAGTATCGTCTGTGGGCGATGAGCGTGGAGACTGTTCGCGCTTCCAAAGAAGCTACAAGCGACGAGTACAGGCTTAGCTTAGAAGCCGAAGGCGCAGCTATTCTGGAGAACATTAACCGGATTTATGCAGAACGCCAGGCTGCGGAGGAGGCCGCTGCGGCAGAGGCCGCTGCGGCAAGAAGTGCTGAGGCTGCCAATAAGGAAAAGATGGCAACCATCAACGAGGTCATCAGCGCCTATAAGAAAGTCAGCACCTATATTGACAAGAATCCTCGCATTGATGGCACAGAGCTGGAACAGCTCACACTGATGCGTGAGCAGCTGCTCGGTGTATGGAACGACAGCAAGAATGCTGCCGATGGCATGACGAGCATGAGCAAGACAGACTTGCGAAAGCTGCTGTCTGATTTTGCTGCACTGGACACTTCTATTACGGAGTCCGGCAAGAAGGGCAATACGCTTGTTGGAATCATTTCATCCGCTTATAAGAAGTTTGGCGGATGGATGCTGGTGACGAGAAGCCTGATGGTCATGGTCAACAACTTCAAGCAGATGGTGACCAATGTGCGGGCGCTGGATGCCGCCATGACCGAATTGAAGAAAGTTACCGACGAGACCAGAGCAACCTATGCTCAGTTCTTCAACGAGGCAGCCGTGCGTGCCAAGAGTCTCGGCGCAACACTGACCGATACGATTACAGCAACAGCGGACTTTGCGAGACTGGGCTACTCCATCAGTGAAGCGGCAGAGTTAGCAGATGCCGCGCTGGTCTACAAGAATGTTGGCGATGGTATCAATGATATTTCTGAAGCATCGGAAAGCGTCATCTCTACTATGAAGGCATTCGGCATCGAAGCTGCCAATGTGATGACCATCGTTGACAAATTCAATGAGGTCGGCAACCGGTTTGCCATTTCTTCTAAGGGCGTTGGTGATGCATTGGTGCGTTCTGCTTCCGCTCTTGCAGCCGCCGGTAACAGTTTGGACGAAAGCATCGCCCTTGTAACAGCGGCGAACAATGTTGTGCAAGACCCTGAGAAGGTCGGTACAACAATGAAGACCGTTTCCATGTATCTTCGTGCGGCAAAGACCGAAGCGGAAGAGGCCGGTGAAAGCACAGAAGGTATGGCGGAGAGTGTCTCCAAGCTGAGAAAAGAAATCCTTGCGCTGACCAGCGGACGAGTCGATATCCAACTGGATGAAGATACTTTCAAAAGCACCTATCAGATTTTGAAAGAACTCTCCGAGGTATGGGGAGACCTTACCGATATTACCAAAGCCAACATCATGGAGATGATTGGTGGTAAGCGAAACAGCAATGTGGTGGCCTCGCTGCTGAATAACTTTGCAGATGCAGAAGCTGTTCTTGAAGTAGCTGCGGATTCTGCGGGTTCTGCCCTCAATGAAAATGAGAAGTATCTCGATTCTATCAACGGCAAAATTGCTCAGTTCCAGGCAGCCTTTGAAAAGCTCTCCGCTTCCTTTGTAAGTTCCGGACTTGTTAAGGGTGTTGTGGATGGCGGCACGGCCATCCTCGAAACGCTGACTGCAATCATCGATAAGCTGGGTTCGTTCCCTGCTTTGATTTCCACAATCACCGCAGCTGTAACAGCGTATAGCGGTGCCAAAGGAAAGAACCTCGGAATCTTTGATGTTGTTGATGGGAAGGTAGGTATTTCCGGCGGCATTACGGATTGGTCTGCGGCCAACAAAAATATTGCTGAGTACAATAAGGTGCTTGGCTCGTCCATACAGACACAGCAGATATTTATCAAATATCTTGATGGTACTGACGACTCCCTGGCGGGATACCTGAAGTCCCTAAAGGGCGGCAAGGCCACTATGTCCGGTTACAAAGCGTACTGTAAGCAGGCCGGTGTGGAGACGAAAGCGTTTGGAGCGAGTTCAAAAGCGGCTGCGATTGGTGTTACGGCACTTAATACAGCTATCAATATGCTTACCTCACTTGCGATTGGTTTGGTAATTCAGGGCATCATCACAGGCATTACCCATCTGATTAACGCCAGCGATGAAGCGATTGAAAAAGCAAATGAACTAACCAATGCGTTCAATGAGTTCCGCCAGACAAACTCCGATAACATCGACAAATTGCAGTCGCTGAAGGAAGAGTTTGAGACGCTGTCAGTTGGTGTTTCCCGTTATGGCGAAAACATTTCGTTGACCGCCGATGAGTATGACCGATACAAGCAAATCGTTCAGACGATTGTGGATATCTCTCCCGCTTTGTCAGAGGGATACAGCATTGAGAACGGTTATCTCGCAGACAAAAACGAGCTGATTGAGCGTGCCATTGAGCTGCAGGAACAGCAGTATAAGAGTGAGCTTCAGCAGATGACGACCACAGAAAAACTTTCTGAGGTTATCAAGGGATATGCAGCATCTTATGACAAGCTGAAAAACGGCGACATTATGACCACGGATACGGACTTGTCCAACAATATGTGGAAGATGTTCCGTGTCAACGACAGAGATGTGACGCCTGAGTTTGTTGGAAACTCCGGAGACAATAAGAGCCGGTATTTGTCTGAGCAGATTATGAAGGCTCTGGGCGTAACCGATATTGGTAAGGAACTGGAGAAGTACACAAACGAGTACGGCTATTACCAGTGGGGTGACTTCTGGGATGATTACGCAGACCAAGTCTCTCACAATATCGGAAAGATTGCGGCCTCTATCGACTATACGGAAGTTGGCTTCGAGTCCCTTTCTGATTTTGAAGCCGCTGTCGAAAAGACAAAGAATGCCGCTGTTCGCTATGGTGAGGCGAGAGACGGTCTTGAAAAGGCCAATCAGGATGTTGCCGACCAGCTGAAGCTTGTTGCACAGAACAATGCCGCTTACGACGATTTAAGCACAGAGGCACAAAATATTGTTTCCAATTTCATCGACCGCTTTGGCGTTGATGATGTTACAAAGAAAAACTTCTGGGGAAAGATTGTTCCCGATGAAGACGCCATCACTGATATTAAGGTTCAGATAAACGACTTCATCGACAAGCTGACACCGGAAGTACAGAATGCAATGTCCGGCCTGTTTGACCTGAAGGGGTTGTTTGATGCAGGTGACATCAATGTTGATGAATTCCAGGAAACTGTCAATGCGATTATCAGCGACCTTGAAGCGGCTGGGTTTGACGATGATACCATCAAATACCTCAAGCTCTCATTGGAGACAGATACCGTTGAGCGGCAGCTTGCTGCTGTCAAAGAAGCCATCGGCGGCGTTGGCGGCAAGTATGATGCTCTGTTAGGCAAGATGTCTGCGCAGGAGCTGGAAATTGCTTATAACATCATCTCCGAAGAAGGCTCCATGACCTTTGAGGAATTGCAGGAGAAAATCGAATGGCTGAAATATGCCAACGCCGATATGGTGAACACTCTCGATTTCTCCGACATGATATCCGGTCTGGATAGTGCGAAGGATGGCCTTGACAGTATTATCTCTGCAATGGACAGGCTGAACTCCGGTACTGCCATGACAAAGCAGCAGCTTGCCAACCTCGCCTTGCAGTACCCTAAGCTTCTGGAACAGGCAGACCTGTTTGTTGACGGGTCTATTGATGGTCAGAGGCAGCTGCTGAACAGCGTTCTTGAGATGAACGAGGCAGAGTATGATGCCCAGTTGGACACCAAGATTGCCGAACTGAAAGCAACCGAACAGGTCATCAATGACCAGCTTGCTCTGGAAACCGAAAAGGCTAACATTATTGCCGACATAAAGAACCTGAGCGTTAATGGACAGGTTCAGCAGGAGGAAGCTCTTCTTCAAAAGATGAATGAGCTCAATGACTTGCAGGGCAGAAACTATGTGGCCGAGAAGAACGGTGAGCTGACCGTAAATGAAGAAGCGTTGAATAAAAAGCTGGGCGCAGAAGTCGAATATGGTCAGCAGGCAACGGAGAACATCTGGCAACCGTATGCCAATACCATTAAGAGCGCACATACGCAAGGCTTCTCCAAGTCACTTGAAGCGACCAACAACTACGGCAATAGTCTGTTTGCCAAGATTCGCAACATTGCTTCCAGCGTCTGGGGTGCGCTGAGTCAGGCTGTCAAGGATGCTACGACAGGTAACTGGCAGGGTATCTCCCACTATTTCCAGTCAGCAGTGTCCGGTGCGGTAGGCGGCACTTCGATTGACGCCGGAGATGTCACCGTCACTTTCGACGGTGCAAATACTTATGTCGGCACAGATACACTGGATGATTGGATTTCAAAACAGGAGCAGGCATCTGCACAGCGTATTGCCGCACTGGAAGATTTCAAACAGCGAACGGTCAACGCCTACAAAAACCTTGAGGCGTTGCGTGGGCTTGACCTGACAAGCATCTATGGTTCTGCCGGTAGTTCTTATGGCAGCAGAAGCGACAGCAGCAGCGGAAATAGTTCAGACGGTGACAGCGACACAAAAGACAAAATCAAAACTGTTGAAGAGTATATCGCTGACATTGATGCCTATTACGAAGCAGAGAAGCGGCTGCAGGCCGCACAGGAACGGGCAAACTCTCTGGCGAAAAAGCTGAAGTATGCGGAAGACCCGGCTGAAAAGATTAAGCTGTCCAGTGATTTGATTGACGCTTATAAAGAAGAGATGGCCGCCGAGAAGGATTTGATGGAGCTGAAAAAGAGCACCATCGCATCCAATGTCGGCGCTCTTCGCGCTCTTGGGTTTGAGGTCGAGTATAACAGCGAAACAAACGAGCTGTACATTAAGAACCTTGAGCACCTGAATGAGCTCACGGCATCGTCCGCTGGAGAGTACGACACACTGCAGGAAGCGACAAATGCCCTTCGTAAGGAAACGGAAGACCTGATAGATGTAACGGAGCAGCTTAACGATGACAACATCGATGCTGCGAGTTCCATTGAGGATTTGGGTTATCAGGTTCAGGAGACAAAGAACAATATCATCGACTATATCGAGGAAGTCTATAAGAAGCAGATAGATGCCTATCAAAAGATTATAGACCTGAGAAAAGAGATGATTGAGTCCGCTAAGGACGAGTTCGACTATGAAGCTGATATTGCCGATAAAGTCAAGGAGATAGCCGACCTGCAGGCCAGAATCGACCAGCTTGCTCTGGATGACAGCAGAAGCGCACAGGCAGAGCGAAACTCCCTGATGCAGGAGCTGGAAGAAAAGCAGAAAGACCTTGCGGACACCCAGAGAGACCATTCTGTTGAAGCCCAGACAGACGCCCTGGACAAGATGGGCGAAGACTATGAGGCAGACAAAGAAGCAGAACTGGAACTGCTCAGAAGCACGGTCAACTCTTCCGAAGAGCTTTGGACGGCGTTTTATCAGACGCTCCTTGGGCAGAGCGTATCTGTCGGTGCGTCTATTGACGCGGAGATTTCTTCTGCATGGATACGGGCTGCGGAAGCTGTAAGGCAATACAGCGACGCAGTAAGCGGAGTAAGCGGCGTTGGTACTGTGGTAAGCAATGTCCCCAAATACCACGATGGCGGCGTTGTAGACGAGGCGAATCTCAGCAAGGACGAGGTTCTTGCCATTCTGCAAAAAGGCGAAGTTGTGCTGAATGAAGCCAAGCAGAAGAGCCTGTATCGAATCATTGATTTCCAGACGGAACTGTCAAAGCGTCTTGGTGTGGTTATTGGCACACTGCCGACAATCTCCGTTCCGGCGTCAGGTATCAAAGACACTATGAGCGGACTGACGCAGGACATCATTGGCGGCACTGCGCAGAGCCTTGTATTTGAACCGCACTTTGAGGTCAATATCACCCATAACGGTGAGATGGCTGACACAGACGCAAAAGCCTATGGCGAACGGATTGCCGATGTGGCGATTGACAAACTTTACAGCGCATTTGAGCGGCGTGGCATCAACAGCACGCGAGGCTCAAGGCTGAAACCATAAGCAACCCAACGGGGAGATACGGGTGACTGTATCTCCCCTATTTCAGAAAGGAGGTTTTCTCAAAGTATGGTAGTTGATTTCTCAAAGATAGACCTGCGGGAACCGCCAATGTTGATTCTTAAAAATACGACCGATGTGCCGATTGGCGTGCTGGGCTATGCCATGAATATCACTGCTGATATTAAATATGATGAAGCCTCTGTGATTGAGTTTAATCTTCCCGCACAGGTGGATGGTGAGCCTACACCGTATTATGATGCGGTCATTGGTATGCGCATTGTTGAACTGCAGAATATCGGGCAGTTCATCCTTGTGAACCCCAAAGAAACCGGCGACGGTGTGAAGAAAATAAAGGCGTGCAAGGGCTACTCCCTTGAGTACGAGTTCACTTTCAAGAAGCTCTCGCTGGCAAACGCCACCTATAATTTCTGGAACCCTGTTACACCGGACAGCACCTTGCTTGGCATTATCCTTGAGCTAATGCCATCATGGAGCATTGGAAGCATTGACAGCAACCTTGTCGGTAAGTATCGCACCTTTGAGGTCTCCGATGAGAATCTCTATAACTTTATCAAGGGAACGATACAGACTTCCTATAACTGCATTTTTGACTTTGATACCTATAACCGAAGAATCAATGTAAAGGATGCATCCTCTACAGTACCGACCAATCCGATTTATATTTCCAACGCCAACCTTGCAAAAGAAATTACGGTTGAGGAGAACACGGAGAGTATCGTCACTCGACTGGATGTCAACGGCGCCGATGGTGTGAATATTCGTGATGTAAACCCAAGTGGAACCAATCAAATCATCAATCTGGATTACTTCATGAATACCGATAACTTCGACCAGACATTGATTGACAAATACTATGCGTGGAAAGAAAGCTATGCAAACTATCAGCTCCCTTACTACAACCTGTCTGTGGAATATGTTCTGCAAATCATGCGTAAAACCACGGAGCAGACAGCGTTGGTGGAGTTGGAGAGCGAACGGACTGTTCTGGAAAATGAACAGGCAATCATCATCCAGAGTATTGCACGAGACCTTGTGCCTCAGAGTAAGTTGGATGATGTAAATGCCAGACTTGCCGCAAAGCAAGCTGAAATCAATGCCAAGAACGAAGAAATCAAAGGCATTGAAGCACAGGCGGCATCCATATACAGTGAGTTGGTTACGATAAATAAAGCGGCCAATTTCAAGTCCTACTTCACACAGGAAGAGTATTTGCAGCTTGACCGATATTTGAAGGATGACGCTGTATCAGAGAGCAGCTTTGTAGCACAGACAACCGATTCCTATGCCGATGAAGATACCGGCAATCATGTTGTCAACAAGCTGATTGGTATTAGCGACGCCAGCATTACTTATGTGACCAATACACGCAACAAGGAAATCTATGATGTCAAGGGCGGTAGAATCAAATCCGACTTTATTGACGCAGAGATTATCAGCGCGGCATTTGAAAAAGCGCCAAACAACAGTTTTGTGATGACGGCATATCTCGGTGCAGGTGTAACGGGCGACCGGTCTTTCCCGAAGGGGTGTATCTCTTTGACGGGAACGGTGTCTTCCGTCGCGCACGATATGAAGGCAGACGCTGAAATCCCTGACCTGTTGGTCGGCTCGAAGCTGGATATTACGGTCAGCGAGGGGTATCTATACTTCACGCTGAATACCAGCGAGTATGAAAAGCGTGCTGTCGCATGGGATTTGTTTGAATACGGCAACGAGATTCTGACCAAGGTATCGCAACCCTCCTACACATTCGGCGTAACAAGCGCAAACTTCTTGTGTCTTGACGATTTCGTGAAGTTCAAGAATAAGCTGCGGCACGGCGAAAAGCTCTATGTCGGCATCAGCGAGGACGAGACGCTGGCTCCTATCTGTGTAGGCGTGAAAGTGAGCTTTGATTCTCCCAATGACCTGACGCTGGAGTTCAGCGACACCTACACCTCTGGTGATAGTTCATTCCTGTTGGCTGATTTGCTGGAGCAAAGCGTCTCAATGGGTAAGAGCGTAGACCTGAATAAGTACAACTACTCTGCGTTTATGGACAGCGGGGCTTCTACCAAGGTCAAAGATTTTATGCAGACGGCGTTGGATGTATCCAAGAACGCAATCATGTCTTCTAAGGAGCAGGCCATCTCGTGGGGCGATTCCGGTATCCGGCTGCGCAAGTGGAGCGATGAAGCGCATACAGAGTATGAACCGAAGCAGGTGTGGCTGAACAACAACAGCATTCTGATGACCAGCAACAACTGGTCAACGGCAGAGCTGGCTATTGGTAACTTCTACGATGAGAACCTCGGGGATTGCTGGGGCATCGTTGCTCCCAATATTGTTGGTACTTTGCTCGCTGGCAGCAACCTTGTTATCGAGAGCGCAAAGCAGGATGGCGGCGTATCGGTGTTCAAGGTAGATACCGAGGGGTGTGTATTGCACAACAGCAACTTCAGCATCACCAACGAGAAGAGCAACTCGCATATTCTCTTAGACCCGATGCATGGTCTGATGATTGGTAAGTATCCGCTTATCAACAATAAGGGTGTCGTAGACGACGATAAGAAGCTTTTCTATGCGGATACTAACGGCAACCTGACACTGAAAGGCACCATCTACGCTACAGCCGGTTCTTTTAGTGGCGAAGTCACTGCGCTGAGTGGATACATCGGCCAGCCGTCACAGGGTTGGACTATTATCAGCGATGCAATTTACAACGGGAAGCCTTCGTTCTCCAGTACCACTTCCGGCATCTATATTGGAACGGACGGCATTTCTCTTGGAACGGCAAGCAACTATATCCGCGCCAATAAGAACGGCTACCTGCTTGCAAACAATGTGAGCATTTCTGGCAAGGTTGAGGCAACCAGCGGTATTATTGGCGGCTGCGAAATCTCCAATGGAACGCTGCAGGTCAGCAATGCAAACATCGTCAGTATCAATGCCAGCAAGATTACGGCAGGCACTATGTCAGCCGACAGAATCAGCGGCGGTACGATTGATGCGACTGATGTGACCATCAAGAACCTGAACGCCAGTAATATTACATCGGGCACCATCAACGGCAATATTATCAAGGTGACGAACCTGAACGCAAGCAACATCACTTCTGGTACGCTGAATTGTACCAATGTTACCGTTACCAACCTTCGGGCAGATAGCATTACTGTTGGCAAGCTGACGGCAAGCCAAATATCGGGACTGCCTGCGAGCCAAATTACCTCTGGTCAGTTTAACACGCAGAGAATCCCGGAGCTTAATTGCAGCAAGATTACTTCCGGTACTTTTGACCCGGTGCGTATTCCGAACCTGTCTGCAGATAAGATTACAACGGGCACGCTTTCCGCAAACAGAATCAGAGGCGGCGCCTTATCTGGATGTTCCATCAGCATCGGAAGTTTTAGTGTCAATTCTTCCGGGCAAGTGTCATTGGGCTATGTAAGAGATATGTCCATTTATGGGTATTGCCGCACACGAGGCTGGGCTACATATACTGGTATCTCTGACTCAATTCCGTACATGAACAATACGATTGACCAGTGGCTATTGTATGTTGTCAAAGGCATTGTTGTTGGATATTCAAACAATTAAGGAGAGCGATTATGAAAGCAGCCGATTTAATTAAGGAAGTGCGCAGTAGCACACAGCTACTGTGGGATTCCCATATGCGTTATATCGAGTCTGGCGGAGAGGTGGGTATGCCTTGTTTTACGCCAGACATATTGAAGCAAAAGTTAGACCGTACTGACAGAGACATCATTGAACAGGGGTTGGCAAAAGGCGTTTATATTGAGGATGCTGAAGAATATCTTGCCAAACTTGGCTGATTTGTCTCAGTGTGTAAGAAAGGAAAAGAGTATGATTCAAGAAAAGATTAGCAGAGCCTATGAGTCTCTTATGAAACTGAACAACTTCAAGCTGCCTGTTAAAAAGGCGTATGCGGTATATAAGCTGGTTCAGGCAGCTGACAGTGCCTATCAGTTTGCGCTCACGGAGGAGCGCAAGTATCTGGACGAGTTCCACGGAACGCTGAAGGAGGACGGGAATATCACATTCCTGACTCCCAGCGACTGCACCGCATTCAAAGCAAAGCTGGATGAGCTGTGCAATATGGAAGTGGACATTGCAATCGAGGTTGTTAAGCTGGACGAAAAAGACCTGGGTGAGCAAACGCTTTCGCCTGCGGACATTTTCAATTTGGAGGGCTTTGTTGACTTTACATAATCGCAAGGAGGTGGACTATGGCGTTTTGGGGAACCGAGTTCATTTTTGATGATATTCCCTGCTCCGAGTTCGGACTCATGGTTTACCACTTCGGTTCAAGCGGACAGGATGATGTGAATTTCCAGAACGGAGAAATCGTTGAGGATAGGATTCCGGGGAGATACGATGCGCTTACCTATGGGCTGGTGCAGAATCAGTCGTTGGAATATACGCTGGTTTTCGGGGCGAACATGGAGTCCCTTGATGCAAACGCAAGCCTGGACAGGTTTGAGGTGGAGGCGATTGCCACATGGCTCACTGGGCACAGTACAAGAAAATGGCTTGTAATTGTGCAGGACGATATGGAGCCGTTTCGGTATAAGTGTACAATTTCAGAACTGAAGCTGATAACCTACGGCGATTTGCCGTGGGCTTTTTCGTGCAAGGTAAGCTGCGATTCTCCGTTTGCCTATACTCTGCCAGATGAGTACACCTATGCGGTCAGCGGTCAGTCACAGGTTCGTCTTTTTAACCGGAGCAGCTACAATGGCTTTTACAGGCCGAAGCTGGAGATAACCATGTATGGCGGGGATAGCATCTCTATCCAGAACCTCTCGGACAACAACCGAACATTTCAATTCAAAGGGCTGCCGGGAGGCCGCTCTTTGACCATATATGTAGACAACAAAAATCAGGTCATCACAAACAGCTTGGATTTGAACCTGTATCCATACTTCAACATGAAGTTCATGCGGCTCGTCAAAGGCGATAACTTGTTGAAGATAACCGGAAATGCCGAGGTGAAATTCATTTGTGAGTTCCCTGTGAACATTGGAGGGTAATGATGATTAACAATGTTTACAGTTTGCCGGAGCTTGACTTTGTCGGCGGCTCTTCTGAGGACTTGGTGTTTCATGTGTATTATGGTAAGACCAACCCGAAGCCGTTTGGATTGACGGGCTGTACGGCAAACTTTTCTATTGTCAACTTTGTGAACAAGAACGGTGCGCCTGTGGTTTCAAAAACTATGACTGTCCGTATGGACGAGGCGGAGACCTTTTACAATATCCTGTTCGTATCACTTGAACCGGATGACACCGTTGATTTGTTCGGAAAGTTTGTGTACCAAATCACGATTAAGGATATTGACAACAATGTAGATATCCCCCAGCAGGGCGTTATCTACATCCATAACAATATCAACAAGGACTTTGCACGAAAATAATCTTTGTTCTTAATCAGAAAATAGGAGGATAACCAGTTATGAATACAACTTACTTCTTAAACCTGGCAGCGGGCAATCTTTTCGGAACCAAAACGACCCCTGAGATTCCCAGCAGCTACTATATTGGCCTGAGCACTTCTGCGCCTAATGTCAATGGCACAAATGTGAATGAGCCTTCTACCTCTGCCGGTTACGCCAGAGTGCAGCTGACTACACTGAGCGAACCTGCATCCGGTGTTGTGACCAACACGCAGGCAATCAACTTCAACGAGAGTACTGCGGGCTGGGGCACTATCACTCACTTCGTTATCTACGACTCCGACACTGTCGGCAGCGGCAACCTTCTGATGTACGGCGTGTTGTCTACGCCCAGAAGCGTTGAGGCAGCAACCATCATGACCATTAAGGAAGGATATTTGAGCCTGTCTGCCCAGAATCCTGCGTAACAAGGAGCTGATGCAATATGGCAAAGGAGTTTGATATTTATCTGAAAAGGCGCATCACAGAATGTGACCTTATCGTCTACTCCCTTCCATATCGTGACGGTCTCACAGCAACCAACCGTATCATTCTGGAAAGCTGCCTTGAAAGCTATACCTTACAAAAGTTTGTAGCGATGCAGCTCGGCTCCGAGTTGGTCTCACACATCGACAAGATGATTAAGACCTGCTATGAGAGACTGAACTGGGGCACGACAATCGACGCCAACGCAGCGTTTCAAACGCTCTACACCATGAACCCGGAATCCAGCATTGTGGAACTGGCCGTTGAGGACATTCCTGCTTTGGAAACGATGTTTGCAGAGGCGGAAAGTCGCATGGTTTTGAATGCGGCTCCGCTTCTTGCGAATATTGCCAAGTCTCTTGGCTATGGACAGACCGCCATTGCGTTTGACGGCGGTGTTCGTGACACTTTGAAATGGGGACTGATGTCCCCAAGAGACCGTGTCATATTGGATGCGGCTGTATCTGGAACGCAGGCAGTTGATTACCTCAAGGTGGATGCGCCGGTGGTGCTGGGAGCAGAAATGGTGAACCTTTGCTACCGTATAACGAGCGCAGCCAGTACGGCTATAGAAATTGCCGCCCTTGTTCTTGGCACAGAACTGCACTTCTCCTTTGGCCGAGCGTATGGCGGTATGGCCTTTGGCGCAAAAGTTTTCGGTGAGCATATGCAGAAATACGAAATCGTAGAAAACAACCTTCGTATTCTGACGGATGTTACAGAGTCCATCAGGCAGTTTGTTGGCACAGAAGGAAGTACGGTTGACCTTACCGTGAATGCAAGCACTATTCTGAAGCGTCATAGGCTGCTTGCTGAAATGGATGCAGACGAGCTTTCAGAGTATGACGACATGACGCTGGACGAAGTTGACTTCGTCATTCTATAGCAATGGAGGTGATATGAGTGATTTATATCAAGCTGGACGAGAGTATGAATCTCGTTATGACAGTGAATGAGCCGATTTACCGGGGTGACAATCTGAATCAGAAAATCACCTATCTGATTCCACTGCGGGTTGGTGAAGTGGATATGCTGACTGCTACTCCGTATCTGAGCTACATTCGTGCAGACGGCGTGGCTGATATTGTTCGGCTGGAGCGAACGGAGGAAAAATATAAAGAGGCCTATTACCAGTATGTCTTTCCTGTGTCCTGCCGGTTGAGCAAGTATCCGGGCGAGGTATGTACATGGCTGCAGATTTTTTCTGGAACTCCCTCTAACCCGACAATCGCCAAGAGCGGTGAATGTCTGCTGTATGTGGAGGAGTCCAAGAACATGGACGATTATATCTGCGACCATCAGCTTTCTGCTATCTACGCCTTGCAGAAACAGACGGAAACGACAGAAAGCGGCGTGGAGACCATCCGTGTGGAAATGGAGAAAAAGGGCGACAACCTTGTTTATGATTCCGAAAAGAAGGTCTTGCAGATGTCTTCTAACGGCAAGCCGGTCGGCGACCCAATCGATATGAGCGAGATGGTCAATGATGACGAGACAATTCATTTCGGAGAGGAAGACAACGACCCGTCGGCAGATGCCGATGCGGTCATTTATTTTGGCTAATGGGAGGTGAGATGAGATGGGTGTAAGAGTTGCATACGGCAAGCGGTCAAAGATTACTGATGCGATTGCTGCGGGTGTGATACCAAAGGATAGTTTGATTATCACAAGCGACGCAGAGGAGTCAGAGTTGTTCTTCTATGACGCTGCCGGTAATATGAAGCGCATCTCTGAGCGCAAGCAGTTTGCGACCATTAGCGAAGCGCAGGCATGGGTAGATGCCTATGGCTGCGATGGAAATATTATTTCTGTGCATAACGGCTCTGACTGGGTGCCTTACATTGTTTCTGACGAAGGTGCATTAACCCCTGTTGGTTCCGGTGAAATCAGTGTTGAGGATATTAAAACCATCGACGGCGGAACGGCGCACGGTATTCAATGAGACCATTCTGCAAAATATTTTGAAGGAGGAAAGTTATGCCTAATAAAACTATGAAGACTAAAATTCAGGTTCGGCGTGACACCACGGCGAATTGGCTGACCAACAAAGATGTTGTGCCTGCCGCAGGCGAGCCCTGTTTTGACCTGGAACTGGGCACGCTCAAGATTGGCGACGGCATCACAAGCTATGAGAATCTGAAGGAAATCAGCGGCGGACAGGCCGCACATTATGAGGGCGTAAAGGGCGACGGCGAGAGCGATACTGATGTTATCAGTCGCGTGTTGACAGCCGCTGGCGCCGATGCTCAGAAAGACGATATCTTTGTCGTCAAGGCGCTGATTGCCGGTGGCAAGTATTCCTATACTGCCTATGTCTATGATGGCAGCGTGTGGGCTGCTATGGATGGTAACTATAGCGCAGAGAATGTGTACTTCGCCGATGACCTTACCTATACAGCAGCCATCGGCGTTCTGACCGTTCCCAGTTCCGGCTCTGGTACGATTGCTGCCTCCGGCAAGAATGTCAAGGATGTACTGGCCTCTATTCTGGCGAAGGAAAAGAATCCTACCGCTACCCAGCCTGCCGTGACGATTACCTGCAAGCAGATTGCTGCGTATGAGGTTGGTTCAAAAGTAACTCCCGCATACACTGCTTCTCTGAGTGCAGGCAGCTATACATACGGCCCCGCAACTGGCATCACGGCTACCGCATGGAGTGTGACGGATGGCGCTGCCACCAAGGATACCGCCTCTGGTTCCTTTGATGAGCTGACGGTTGGCGATGCTACCAGCTATGCTATTACCGCTACGGCGACTCACGGTGAGGGTGCTGTTCCTGTAACGAATCTCGGCAACGAGTATGCAGCCGGTAAGATTGCTGCCGGTAACAAGAGCAAGGCGACGGGCAAAATCACCGGTTATCGCAATAGCTTCTACGGTACGCTGGAGGCGAAGGACGGTGAGGTGAACTCTGCGCTGGTTCGCAGCCTGAGCGGCAAGAGCGGTAAGGCTCTGGCAGCTGGCAACAGCTTCAATCTTGCGATTCCTGTCGGTGCAATCCGTGTTGTGTTTGCTTACCCTGCCACGCTGCGTGATGTCAGCTCTGTGCAGGATGTGAACGGTATGAACGCCGAAGTCAAGACCGCTTTCACCAAGAGCGTCGTCTCTGTTGAGGGCGCAAACGGCTATCAGGCGATTGACTACAAGGTGTATGTGATGGACATGGCAAATGCCAACGATACCGCCAACACCTACAAGGTCACAATTTAACATGGAGGTGACGCATAATGGCTGATTTCGGTAAACTGAATTTTGCGGTTTCATTTAATCCGCAGACTGCGTTCCCTCTGGACGCACGGTATTACTTCTCTACCCTGAGCGCCGCTCAGGCTGCCGCCGCTGCCGCTGTTGAAGTTGGTAGTTCGGACGGCGTTTATTTTTATGGTGAGAATGTCTGCGTTGTGACTGACTCTGCCGCAGACCTGTATATCATCCAGCCGGATAAAACTCTGAAGGCCGTCGGTACTGTTGTGCTGGGCGATGACAAGTCCATCGAAATTGTTGATGGCAAGGTCACGCTGAAAGGATTCAATTCCGCCACTGCTGGTCAGCAGCCCCGCATCAACGCGGCTGGTACTGCGTTGGAATGGTACACGCCTGACACCAGCACCGTATCCGGTCTGGCTGACACGGTTGCAGGCCATACACAGGATATTCAGAATCTTCAGACCGGCAAAGCTGATAAGGCCACAACGCTGGAGGGTTACGGCATCACGGATGCTATGACCGCCACCGCAATCGCAGAGGCAATCCAGACGGCCATCGCCGCCACCGGTCATGCCAGTTTCAAGAAGGTTGGCACTGTACCCACAGCGGCTGAGGCACAGGATAATGTTCTCTATCTTGTGATGAATGCTGACACCGGATTCTATGACATCTACGCTAAAGTAGAAAATGAAGTCGTCCGTCTGGATGATGTGAGCGTCAATCTTGATGGCTACTCCACCACCGAGCAGATGAATGAGGCGATTGCTACTGCTATTGCCAACAAGGTTGACAAGGTGGATGGCAAGGGTCTTTCCACTGAGGACTTCACGACTGCGCTGAAAGAGAAGCTGGTTGCTCTCTCTGATGATGCAGAAGCGAATTTCGTCAAGAGCGTTTCTGACGAGTTTACTGTTTCTGCGGAAGGCAAGCTCGAAGTCAAGGAGGTCGCCCAAGCCAAGGTTACTGGTCTGCCTGATGCTCTTGCTGGTAAGGTCGATAAGGTCGAGGGTAAGGGTCTGAGTACCAATGATTTTACCGATGAAGCAAAAGCAAAGCTCGATGGCGTAGAAGCTGGCGCAAACCAGAACCTGATTGAAATCGTTAAGCTGAACGGCGCCGCTTTGGACATTTCCGAAAAGGCCGTCAATATTCCGGTTGCAGGTGTGACTGCGGGCGTTGTTACCAGCTCTGCCGATGAGAACAAGGTCGCCGTTGCGGAAGATGGCAGCATGGAGGTCAACAGCCTGAATATGAGCAAGCTGGTGCAGTCCGAGGGTGATACGCTGATTCTTGATGGCGGCAACGCTTCTGTGTAAGCAAGCACATCGTTTATGGGCGGGAGGTATATACTCTCCCGTCCTATCTTTATAACAATGAAGAAGGGTGATTTATATGGCTACTACTACTTTTAATACCCGCATTTCCCTGAAGTATGATACTTATGCTAACTGGGTTGAAAAAGACCCTGTGTTGCTGGCAGGTGAGCTTGCGGTTGTTGTTGTGCCTGCCGCCACCGGGGCTGTGGCTAAAGAACCTGCCATCCTGTTCAAGGCCGGTGACGGTTCTTCTAAGTTCAGCCAGCTGCAGTTTGCCGCTGGTCTGGCTGCCGATGTGTACGACTGGGCAAAGGCTGAGAATAAGCCGACTTATTCCGCCAATGAGATTACCGGCCTGTCCGACTACATCTCCGGCGAAATTCAGGACACTGATACCCAGTACAAGCTGGAGGTTGATGCGGACAATGCTCGCAAATTCCATCTGTATTCTCAGGCAAAGGGCGGTTCAACATGGTCTCTGGTAAGCACTATCACCATCCCCGATGAGACCGTTTATACATTGATTGAGGGTGGCGCCAATGGTACCGTTAAGTTCAATGGTACTGATGTGAAGGTGCATGGTCTGGGCACGGCTGCTTATAAGGATGAGGGTGCTTTCGAGGCCGCCGGTGCTGCCACTACCGCATTGGACGATGCAAAGACATACGCCGATGGTAAAGACGCCGCTATCGCTGCGGCCAAGAAAGCCGGTACAGACGCCCAGGCCGATGTGGACGCATTGGAAGAGCTGGTCGGTTCTCTGCCTGCCGGTGTGACTGCTACCACCGTTGTGGGTTATGTGGATGAGAAGGTCGGTGCTATTCCTGCGCAGACCGACTATACGGTTGCTGTTACCGCCTCTACACCCGAAGGCATCGCAAAGCGTTATAACATCAAGCAGACCGCAACCAATCTGGATGTGAACATCGATATCCCGAAGGATATGGTTGTGAAGTCTGGTACGGTTGAGACAAAGGCTGAGGCTGGTGCATGGGGCGAGGCTGGTACATACCTGCATCTGGTTCTTGCCAACGCTGCTGAAGACAACATCTACATCAATGTTGGCAGCCTGATTGAGTATGTCACTTCTGGTTCCAAAGTTGGCGACCAGATTGTGATTGATGTTAGCGCCGACCATAAGGTAACTGCTACTCTTACGGAAGGCTCTGTGACTCTGGCACAGCTCCACGCTGATGTGCAGACCGCTATCGGCAAGGCTCATAGCCATACGAATAAGGCTGAGCTGGACAAGATTGTTACTGGCGATAAGGCAAAGTGGGACGCTGCTGAACAGAAGGCTCACGAGCATGGGAATAAGACTATTCTCGACGCTATCTCTCAGGATAAGGTCGATGCGTGGGACGGCGCTGTTACTAAGCAGCATGAGCACGCAAACAAGACTGTGCTTGACGGCATCTCCGCCGAGAAGGTTGCGGATTGGGACAGCAAGGCTGCTGGCAACCATGAGCACGATATTACCGAGTTGAAGCAGGCTTCCGGTTATATCATCTTCAACTGCGGCAGCGCCACTTTGAATATCTGAGACCCGATAAAATAAAAGCAACCCCGTCGTGTGTCATACACGGCGGGGATTTCGCTTAAAAGGAGGCTACCTACATGGCTGAATTTAACACACGAATCAGACTCAAACGAGATACGAGCGCAAACTGGACGAACAGTAACCCTGTCATTCTGGACGGGGAAATCATCATTGTCGATACGGCCAGCGGTAGCGTTCGCAGGAAGATTGGTGATGGGACAAAGACCTACTCACAGCTCCCGTTTGACGATGAAGACATCTACAATGCGCTTGCAGGGAAATGTGACGCAAGCGTATTTATCAATACCACTTTGGTGGCAGGCAGTTGGTCAAATGGTCAGCAGACGCTGACCGTTGCTGGGCTTGGCGCAGAGCAGAATGGTGTAATTGGCATTTCACAGAGTATTTCTGATGAACAATTTGCCGCAGCTGCGGAAGCCTGCCTGTATGTCTGCTCACAAAGTGCAGGCTCTATCACGATTGCGGCCAACGGAACAGTACCGGAATGTGACATTCCCGTTACCGTGATTTTGCTGTCTTAATGGGAAGGAGGCCTTTATGAACACGACAAACTATAACCTCTATCTTGAAGATGACAGCACGACACGCTTCCTTGACTGGCGCAAAAAGATGAACGGAACCGATAACTCCAATATGGTGAAAATCGATGCTGCTCTCGGTGAGAAAGCGAATAGCAGCGTGGCAGTGAATACAACTTTACTCGCCTCTGCATGGATTGGTGTCGAGGCTCCATACACGCAGGAGCTCACCGTAACAGGTCTTACGGCTTTACAGAATGGGACTATCTCGGTGGCGCACAGTGCCACGGCAGAACAGCGCGAAATTGCCAGAGAAGCAATGCTGTCTGTTATCGGGCAGGAGGATGGCAAGCTGACTATCGCCGCAGATGGTGAAATGCCCGAATTTGATATCCCGGTCTACATCATTTTGTTAGGTTAAAAGGAGGATGATTTCATGCCTATTTTATCAAATTTTCCCGGCGGAGCTGGCTCCGGCAGCGGTGGCGTGACGCTCGGCGCGGTTTCCAATATCAATGTGCTTGTTGCTTCAGGCAAGGTATATGTGAAATGGACTGACCCTTCCGATATTGTGGTATCGGGTTCTACGCTTGCAGCATGGGGTGGAACCTTGCTTGTGCGCAAGGCCGGTTCCGCTCCTAAGAGCCGCCGCGATGGCACTGTAGTGCTGGACAGCAAGACGAGAGATGCCTACAAAACATCTTATTTCTGCGACAGCGGTCTTTCCAACGGTGTTACCTACTACTATAAGTTCTTCCCTTATACCACAAATAATGCCTACACAGACAGCGAAGATAATGCATTTACAGCAACGCCTACCGTTCAGGTCACTGGCATTTCAAGCTGGAATGTGACAGGTATGACTGCATCAGAAGAAGCTGGCAACGGCAAAATGACTGTTAAGTGGACTGACCCCGCTGCAAGCATTACATCGGACGGTGTTACACTGGCAACATGGGAAAGCACTACGATTGTTGTTAAGGCTGATGGTTATGCATCCGGTAAGGACGACCCTGGGGCTGCGTTTACACGAAAGGTCACGACTCGCAACCAGTACGCCAATACGCCGCTGACCATTACAGGCCTGACGAACGGGACGACTTACTATATCAGTTTCTATCCCGAGACTACAGACGGTGGCATCAATACTTCTACATCTCAGCGGACTACCGGTAAGGCAAACCGTATTACCATTTCAGCAATCCCTTCACAAAGCGGTACATTGACCTATAACGGTAACAGCCAGTCTCCCACTTGGAGCAACTACAGTGCTACCAAGACCACCATTGGAGGCACCACATCAGGAACAAATGCTAATAATTACAACGCTACATTTACTCCGACTGCGGATTATCGTTGGTCAGATGGGAGCACCACGGCAAAAACAGTTGTGTGGTCAATCGGCAAGGCTGCTGGCTCTTTAAGCATTAGCCCTACCTCCATTACGCTGAATGCCTCCAACAGGTCAAAAACGATTACCGTTACGCGGGCTGGTAACGGTGTTGTCAGTGCGAGTTCCAATAATACGGGCGTGGCAAAGGTGACCGTTTCCGGCACGACTGTTACGGTTTCCAGCGTGAATGACACGACTGGTAATGCGACCATTACCATCAGTGTTGCGGCTGGCACAAACCATACCGCACCCGCCAGCAAGACCTGCGCTGTGACTGCATCCTTCAAACCTACGGCTTCCACTGCTGCTACTTCTGGCGTGAATTATACATCCGGTCTTTCCGGCGTAGCAGCATCGGATGTAACGCTGTTTGCTGAGGCAATCTCTAACAACAGTAGCATCACAAACGCGACATCCACGGTGTACATTGATTTCGGCAGCGTTCATCGTAAGGTCAGTGTTGGCGACCAGGTGACGCTCGCCCTGAATGGTACGAATTACACCTTTGATGTAATTGGTTTTAACCATGATACGCTGACAACATCTACCGCGTATGGTGCTACCACTAAGACCGGCAAGGCTGGTATCACATTCCAGATGCATGACCTGTTTGCAACGACCTATGTGATGAACAGTTCTAACACAAACAGCGGCGGCTGGAAGAGTAGCGCTATGCGCACCTCGACGATGGCGACTATGAAGGGGTATCTGCCCGCAGCATGGCAGACAGCCATCAAGCCGGTCAATAAAGTTTCCGGCACTGGCGGCGGTTCTTCAAGCGGTACGGAAACAGTCTCCGACAGCTGCTTCCTGCTGGCCGAAATCGAAATCTTCGGTTCCACCACCTATTCCGTTTCTGGAGAAGGAACGCAGTACGCATATTACAAGGCAGGCAACTCGAAGGTGAAGAACAAAGGTGGCTCCGCTTACATCTGGTGGGAGCGTTCTCCTATTTCTGGCAACAGCAATCTTTTCTGTTATGTCATCAGCAACGGCGGCGCCGACAATTACTACGCCAACTACAGTTATGGCGTCGCTTTCGGCTTCTGCGTCTAACCTCTCCACCCCGCCGCATTTGCTTTGACGCAGAATGCCCAGTGCGCAAACAAGGGCAGCCCGCTCTCCCCGGTCAGGGGAGACGGCTGCCCGTATGCCGCATTGTGTAAGGGGTACACCCCTTGCGGTTAGAGGTGTGGGAATCCCATTCGCATAAGTAAAACGGAAGAAAAGGAGGAAAGAATGTCCGTATATAAATCAAAGCGCAGTACGAGCGCAATCCAGTATGTCGAGAACGCACGGCAACTACAGGTGTTTACCATCAAGAATTGCGTGAAGTTCCCCAAACGATATACCTATATTGTCGTGCAAAAAATTGCGAATCTTGTGGAAGACATTGACACCCATGTGCGCGTGGCAGAATCAATGATGCCGACCAATCTGCATGAAGCACAGCTAAAGCGTGATGAGCTCACTTACACTTTCGGCTTGCTCAACAGCTTGGATGATAAGCTTCAGCTGATGTATGACATCGTTTCAGACAACCCGAATTTCAAGACGGAGTTTAAGTGGTTGCCTAACGCCATGCTTGAATGGGGTCGGCTCATCCAGAAGGAGCGTGACCTTATTACGGGCGTCAAGAAGGCAGACCGGAAACGGTTCAAGGAAAAATTCAAGGAATACGAAGATAACAGTATTCCGACAAATTAAGTTACTCTAAGGTCAAGTCTCGTCTTGTTGTGTTCTGTGGGCTTTTGGGCTGCTGTGGTGGCTCCGCTAACAACTGGTGGGAGCGTTCTCCTAATTCTGGCAACAGCAATAATTTCTGTAATGTCAACAGCAACGGCAACGCCAACAATAACAACGCCAACAACAGTAATGGCGTCGCTTTCGGATTCTGTAGGTCTATAGGTCAATCAAAGTAACCCTCGTGGCGAAATTTGTACTTCTGCAGAAGGGAGACTTGTTCCTGTAGCATAGTGAAATATGCTCAAAACAGTGTGTCGATGATATGCACCGGATGACGCTTCTTGCATGGCCGATGAATACGGGAATAGTCGGTTTCATGGTGCGGACTACGCAGTTAGAACTCCCGCCTACAATAAGACTGTACGGCACACCCAATTTTCTTGTATATAAGGGATGAGGTATGAACAGTAAGGAAAGACATGAAATTAGATATCAGCGCAGAGTGGCGGCTCGTCAGGCGAAAAGGACTGCCTACAGTGAAAGCTTTGGCCGTTATGAAGATGTGTTCTCCTATGAGCACCTTTATCAGGCGGGCAAGAACTGCTGCAAAGGGGTTATGTGGAAGAACAGTACACAAAGCTATATGAGCCGCATTACCACGAACACCGCCAGCACGCATGACGCATTGTTACGCAGAGAGTTCAGGAGCCGTGGCTTCCATGACTTTGACCTAATTGAGCGCGGAAAACTACGGCATATTCGGAGCGTTCATATCTCCGAGCGCGTAGTGCAGAGATGTCTTTGCGACAATATACTTGTCCCTGTGTTTTCTCACTCATTTGTTTTTGATAACGCCGCAAGTCTGAAAGGCAAAGGTGTTGATTTTGCTATGGACAGGCTGGATAGGCACTTGCATAGATTCTATCGAAAGTTTGGCGTCGAAGGCGTAGAATCTGGCGGTGTTCTCACGGGCGATTTTTCCGATTTCTTTAACAGTGCGCCGCACTCTATTATCTATAGAGAAGCGGAACGCAGGATACATGACGATGATGTGCGTCGTATTGCCTGCCAGTTCATGGAGGACTTCGGAGATGTTGGTTTTGGACTTGGCAGTCAGGTGTCGCAGATAGATGCGCTTATGGTCGCAAGCCCGCTTGACCACTTCATAAAGGAACAGCTACACATCAAATACTATGGAAGATATATGGATGACTTCTATCTGATACATGAGAACAGAGAATATCTGAAATATTGCATGGAGGAAATCAGAAAGAAGTGCAAGGAATACGGATTTGTTTTGAACGAGAAGAAGACAAAGATAGCGCCGCTGCGCAAGGGAGTCAAATTCTTGAAAACGAAGTTTTTTCTGAATGAAACCGGTGCGGTCATTCGCAAGATGAACCGAAAATCACCGGTCAAGATGCGGAAGAAGCTCAGAATATTCCGAAGGTGGATAGATGAAGGAAGGTTCACTATCACAGATGTAGAGACAGCCTATCAAAGCTGGCGCGGACATATGATTCGTGGAAACAGCACGCTTGTCTTGCGGAAGATGGATGCTTTCTACAACAGTTTATTCAAGAACAAGGAGGATTCAGGACATGGTAAAGTTTCTGAAGAACGGCAGCTTGCTCGCGCTTGTTGAGCAGCCGAACTGGGTCTACCTGCAGGAGAACGGCGCCTATGGCCTGTGTGATTATGAAAACGCACAGGGCGTCGCTATCAATGGTATCGTCTATAATCTTGCTGGAAACCTCATCAGTGAGAACGGCGAAGTCGATTTCAAGGATATTCCCAGCGGTGAATATATGATGCAGCA